TCACGGTGCTGGCGCTGCAACCATGTCGCCCGCGGGATAGAGCTGCAACATCGCGCGAGCGGCTTCAGCATTCGACGTCGTGAGCCACTCTTCCCAATCGTCCGGCCGAAGTATGACGACCGATCGCTTTTCGTCGCCGGGCTTATGCATGCGCGACATGATGGGATCGCCCTCGGCGTTGACGGTGATCATCGCCATCGTGTGCGTCTCTCTTCCATCCTCACTCTTCAGCGTGCGCCAGATCCCTGCGACGCAATACGGCCGCCAATCAGCCAGCCCGATTCGATGCCAGACGTTTCGGCCGGTCTCGTAGCACGGTTCGTAGATCCATTGCGTCGGAATCAGGCAGCGGCGACCTGCGCGCCATGCCGGCCCGTATAGCGGCGACTTCCCAAGATTGTCGTCACGCACGTTCATCGTGCTACGCATGATCGGCGGCACTTTGCCCTCGGCCTTCGCTCTCTCGATGTTCGCTTTCTGCAAGGCGCGCGACCAGTAGCCGAACCCCGCAAGGAACGCCTCGACGCGCCCGTTGATCAGCGCCACCGTAGGCGCGAGATAGTCCGGGTAAATATCCAACTCCCAAGGCGTTCTCTTCCATAGGTCGATCAGACCAAGCCGTAGCTCGCTGATTCCCGGATCTTCGTCGGGGGCGCGATAGTTGGTGCACACGACGGCACCTCTTTTCGGGGGATGGATCACTTCATCATAGTCCAAGATATACTGTATAAAATTACAGGTTTTCTCATATTACGAAATGATCCTGCCCCCGTTCAACCCGCCCAAGCTACCCGAGATGACCGAGTGGTGGACGCGCTGCACGTATGCAGACGTCCAACGGCTGATTCTCGAAGTCCAGCACCAACGCCTCACGTTGTGGGAACTCCGCAGTTGCATCGCGGATGCGTCGCGGCGGGCACGCGCAATTGACCCGTCACTGCTCGAGTATGGCGCGCCGCTACGGAGGCTCGGCTACATTGTCGAGAAGGAAATCGATCGTGCCGCGCCGTTCGCCCGTATGCGAGAACCGGTCGCGCCCTTTTCGGACGAATGGCGCGCCCGCGAAGAGCTCAAGTCCAAGCGCTGGGAGTCGCCGGACGACGCGCCGCGCGGCGCGTCGCCGAAATCAATCCCGCAATTTCAGCGGGTAACGTGGGCCGAACTGCGGGAGAAATGGCGCATTGAGGAAGGCAAGAAGGTCGGCCGGCATACGCTTGAGCAGCGCATGGCTCTAGATATCGCATATTTGCGAATCAACATCGTCGGGAAGTCGCGAAAGCTCGTCGATGCAGCCCGAATTGAAGCAGAGAAAAGCGGAGTGCAGTTGTTCGCCCTCGATAAGCTGAAGCGCCTCCTTGAAATCGAGCACGCCGACGAGAGGGACTTCAAAAACGACCCCAACAGGCCCGTCTAGTATGGATTCCACTTCCCGATTTTGTCCCTACCCCCGCCCCTACCCCCATTTCGAATTGGCAAGCCGCCCCTTCGCCGATTCCCGTGGGTTTCGAACCCCAAAATGAGGGTTTTGCAAGGGGCTGGCGGGGCGTAAAGCTCTGTTTTTATGGAAATGGAGATCCTGACATGCCCCTCCACTACCCTCATTCCTCCCCAGATTCCTCCCCAAATCTTGCCAGCGTTACGACGCTATTACGACCAACGCCACTCGCCGACTTGGGAGTGCCCTCAACTGGGTTGAAGACCGAACTCGCCGTACGGAAGGAAGATCAGTTGACGGGCTTAGAATCGATGATTTCATACGAATTACATCTTCTCATATTTTCAGTCACATCAACAATTATAATTAGTTACTCATAAATCCACCCCTAAAATTAAACGACGCCCACATTTTTGGTAGCTCCCATTTTCCGCAGTTGTAGATAAAAAAACAAAACATATTATATAAATTGATCCTTGCGTCTCGTCGAACAGGATCAAAACCGCCATCAATAGCCAATGGGGGATTATCATGCTCCTGCAAAAAATAGCCAAAGAATATGCATTTGTTGCAAAAATCGATGTATCCAACCTCGATAAGAGCTCTGAGTGGTATCAAAAAAACCTTGGACTAGTACCGGATATCCGGTATGACACTCCATCATGGAGGCAATTTAATTTACCCGACCTCAAGCGAGTTGCTCTCGGACTCAACTTCGACGCGACGAATGTCGGAACAGGTGGCGCCGTTCTTACATTCGTGGTAGATAACATCTATGACGCACGCCAACATCTCATCGAGAACAAGGTTATTGTGTCCGATATAATCGATGTAGGCCATGACGTGAAACTGTGTTTCTTCCAAGATCCGGACAGGAATTCACTGGGCCTTCGCCAGAACTCCCCCGATCAACCGTCGGCAGCAACGATTGGCTATTAGTGTGTAGGCCGTTTTAGGGCATTACTGCACAAACCAATTTGTGACGCCCCGGCCGCTCGGCCGGGGCAACTGAACGAACTATTTCTTTTCCGGCTCGATCCCCCAGCACTGCCCCGCTCGCTCATACTCAGGAATTGCCTCGGGATTGTGTTTGCACTTGTCGATAGTATCGAGCGCCGTATGGTAATTGATCACGAGCGGATCGACGATGCGGCTAATCTGCTCGTCTTGCGCAGACTGGTCCGGAGTGGAACAGTCATCGCCCATGTGCCCGGGATTCGACTGATAGACTCCGCCGACCGTCAAGAACGATACCGCTCCACTACGAGATGCAGAATTGATCGCCCCGTACAGTGCCCGTGACGCGGTCGGATATCGGCGCTCATGAGCAAAACCCGCCGCGTCGATGAACCGCTCGACCCGCTCCGGCTGGCATGACACGATAGGCAAGACGGCATGCACAACGCGACCTTTCATGTATTCTCGCGCACCGTACACGGCGAGATCTTGCTTGAACTGATCGACCGCCGCCTGCTTCTCGGGTGTGTCGATGTAGCCCGTCATGTCGTCGAACTCGAAATTCATCAACACCCATTCGCTGACGTTGATATTCGCGTTGAATACCTCGTCGTGCGTAGGGCCAACGCCGCCGTTTTCCGCCATCACCAGTTGATGCAACGCAGTTCCGTCGACGACGCCGGGATACACGCCGATATCGGCACCGCGCGCCTTAAACGCGTTCTGTAGCGCATCGATAGTTGCTTGCGTGCTCGACACGGCTCCACCGCCCGTCGTCGACGCAGCTGCAGCCATCACACGAGCGGAACGCGCCGCGACGATCGGTGCCCCTGAATACGTCAACTTGATCGCTGGACTGGACGCTGTCGGCCCGTCGTTTCCGCCCCCACATGCTACCAGCGTCGCCGCCACCACTATCGCAATGATCGTTTTCTTCATTTTGATCCCAGGTTCTTATTGATATACCATGCCCCGCGGACGAAATATTACACAACAATTACGAAACTCTTCCGCAGACATAGACGAGCAACGCGCGCAGCCAATCGATCAGAACAGCCCGACTGGCTGCGCCGCATCGTCCCAACTGAAAATGATCAGCTCGCGGCGCTCGACGCCCTTCCCGCCGCCTATCGTGTACTGAATCGGCACGCTCTCGATATGGAAACCGGCGAACACGCGCCGGATCTCCGGATGGTCGTTGAGGCTGACGATCGCGCGCCCCTTGATCGACCGCAGCCGCTCGGCCATCTTCTCGTACTCCGTGAAAGGGAATGCGACGCCGTACCCTTCAGTCTCGAAGTACGGCGGATCAAGGTAGAACAGCGTGTGCGGCCGATCGTAACGATCGATGCAGGTCGCCCAATCGAGCCGCTCGATGTACGCATTCGCGAGACGAATGTGCGCCGCCGATAGCTCTTCTTCGATGCGCAGCAGGTTCAGGCCCGGCACCGTAGTCGTCGCCGTTCCGAACGTCTGCCCTTCAAGCTTCCCGCCAAAGCAACTTTTTTGCAGGTAGTAGAAGCGTGCCGCACGCTGGATGTCGGTGAGGGTTTCCGGGACCGTATGCTTCAGCCACTCGAACACCTGCCGGCTCGTCAGCGCCCATTTGAACTGACGCACGAACTCTTCGAGATGGTGCTGAACGACGCGATACAGGTTCACCAGCTCGCCGTTGATATCGTTGATCACCTCGACCCTGGCTGGCGGTCGCATGAAGTACAGCGCCGCCCCGCCCGCGAACACCTCGACGTAACAGTCGCGCTTCGGAAAGCGCGGGATGATGTGGTCAGCGAGTCGACGCTTGCCGCCGATCCAGGGAATAATGGGATTTGCCATTGTGAAAGCCGTTTTTAAACTTGATGTAGAATCCGGCCCGCCTACGTAGGCAAGCAGGGCCTTGGCCGATTCACTGGCACGGACAGTGGAAAGGCGACCGGCATGCGTGTTCCCGCACGCACGCCGGTCGCCCTGTTTCTCGTTACTTCTGTTCGCAGCCCGGAGTCTTAGGCCGGACTGCGCACACGTAGCCCTGTAGGGCCGTCAGTTTGTCGATCTCGCGCTGATCGTCGCCGGCGACGCCGAAAACGCGTTCCGCAACCGCTGCGTCGACGTCTGCATAGGCGGCGGCACCATCGCCCACGCCGGCGGCGCTGGAAGCGCCGGGCACGCCGTCGCCACCGGCTGCCGTGCAGTTTCGGACAGCGACGCGCAGCCGCTCAGTGCCAGCGGCAAGAGCAGCCCGCAGGCTGCGACTCTCTGCTTCATGCTCGTTCCTCTCCTTCGTGGTTCGTTGGTCGACGGCGGCCACCGCCGACGCGGCGGCATCGTGCGCGGCGATCGCGCGCTGCTCGGCGTCGAGCGCGGCACGCGAGATCGCGTCCAACGCTTCGGCGCGCCGTTGCGCATCGAGCGCTCGCGCGGCCTGTACATCGGCAAGCCGACGTGCGCCGATCAGGTGATCGACGCAAGCGCCGGCCGCCATGCCAAGCAGCGCGGCCAACAGATACAGAGCTGCTTTCGGCATCACAGCCCCCGCTCACAAATTGCGCGTTCAGTAGCGCGGCGTTTCACGAGACCCGGCAGCACTCGACCGCCAGCAGTCACCCACTGCGGCCGACCGTTGTCCGACTCGTTGATCGCGCGACACGCGCCCCGCCAGTCGCCCGCATTGAACCGCCTCGCCGTTGTGCTGCCGCAGTAGGCGCGCGGCCCGATGTTGTAGGCGAAGCTCACCGCCGCCGCGAGCTGATATGTGCGCTCCCTCAAGCCGGGCGTGCACGTCAGGACCGGCTCCGCGTGCTCGATGAGCCGTTGCTCGAGTCGCGCTCGGCATTCATCACGCGTGAAGCGCTGGCCCGCGTACACATCTTTCGTATCGCCGTTGCATGCCGTGACTATGCCGATTGGATCTGGCCGCGCGACAAGCATCTCGCCTTCAAATGCAGGAATGATAGAAAGCAAAAGGGCCGCTGTCGCGGCCCCTACCACTCCAATCAGCGTCTTCTTCTCAGCCATCGTGATGCTCCAGTTCACGCAGGCGTGCAGCGAGCTCGATCTGCTCTCGACGATCCTTACGTCGTGCGAAGTAAAAATTCAAACCGAAAGTCGCGATCGCCGTGAGAATACCGACGATCACGCCGATATCGGTCAACGTAAGCGACGACGCGACCGACGCTATGCTTCCCGCGTAGCTCACGGCTTCCGTAGGACTAGCTCGCATCCACTCCTCGCAGAAATGAAAAAGCCGCCCAAAGGCGGCGTATTAGATGATCCCGGTTCCGTCCAACACCATGAATCGATAGTGCCAACATTCGCGGAACGTTGCGACATTGGGATGTCGGCCGCCGTTGTATAGCAGCGTCCCCCAAGATACGTTGCCGCCGCTCACCCGTACGGCGCTTATCTCAAGGATGTCCCACAGCCGCTGATTGCTGTTCGACGACCCCCAAATAAAATGCGCGGGCCACATTCCCGAAATCAACACCGGACGATCATACAATCGCTGCTGCCATTGAGGACTGGGAGCACCCTCCACCGTCCAGCCCGTTCCATTCATGTAGACATCCTGAACCACGTCGAGCACACGGTAAAACGGCGTCAACGCATCTGCAATCAATTGACTGCGCTCGTTGAACACCTGCAGCCCGAACCCATGATCCACCGGCGAGACGTTGGAAAACACAAAGAAGCGCACGGTAGCCTGCGTTTCGGTAATAAAGCGCACCGTGTAGGTCCGCCCGTCGTTGCTATAGGAGTCCCAAATCGATATCCCCACTCCCGGATCAGTGGAGAACGCATACAGCGGAACTTCAGCAGAGAACGTGAACGAGCACACCCAAAATTGCCCTTCGTAGGGAATATTCTTGTCGTTCCTGACCGTCTCAATACGAATCAGTTGCGATATCGCCACCATCGACTGAACGAGTTGATAGTTCGGCGTCGAACCGTCGATCTGAAACAGCCCCCCTTCTGTAAAGGCTTGAAATCTTCCATCCATTAGAAAACCCCGTAGACAAGCCAGCCCGGCACCGGCGTTCGATTGCTGCTATTACCATCGCGGCTGAACCACCATCGCACCCCACCCGCATTGATTTCCACGTTGGGCACCGGGGCGTTCATCGAGATGTGCCGGAACAACCAATCGGGCATGAATGCCCAGAACGGTTCCCCGCGCGAGAGATCTGCCGCCGCGCTGCCGTCCATGCCCTCTTGAATACGCTGCATTCCAACGATCCGGCCACAGCGTGTCGTTCCGTCGAGCATGAGGCGCTCCGCTCCGTCCCAAATCCATAATCCCGCATCCATGCTCACCACATCCCCATTCGCACGCGAAGCACGCCGTTGCCGTCGTACACCCGCACTCCGTTTCCGTCGATAACCGTCCGAATGCCGCTTCCGTTCACGGAGTTGATTTCCATCCAACCGGACTTGTCCCACCGCCAACCCTGCCGCCCCGCGATGTAGTTGTCGGACTGGATATAGTTGCCGATCATCGCGTTCGTGATCCAGCCCGCACCGATCAGCGCCTGCCGCAAAAACACTTGCCCGCCTTGCACAACGAACGGCGCGCCGATCACGCCCGCACCGTCCTCGTCGATCACGGCGAATCGCTTCGCAGACACAAGCACCTGCGATTCGACGACGCCGTTGTCGTTGTCCATGCCCACGCCGATCGATGCCATGTACTTGCGCCCGTCGACGGTCGTCTGCACCTTGATCTGATACGACGCCGCGACGCGTCCGTTCAAATCGGCGTAGGACTGCGCCACGGTTTGTACCGCGGCCGCGTTGTCGTTCACCTTCGCCTGTACAGTCGTGATGTCCTGCGCCATCGCACGATCAGCTTCGACACGCGCAATCGTCTCCTTCTGCACCGCGGCGTTCAGCAGATTCGAGCCCGAGTGCAGCTGGGCCGCGACTGTTTCGACCTTCTTCGCGACCGCCATATCGCCCTCGGCGATCGCCGCTTGCAGTGACCACACGCCAGCATTGAGCCTTTCGTCGCCCGCGTAGATCGTTGCGTCGCCGGCCATCGGCGGGGTGATTAGGTCGATCGGCGCGCGCAGCTCCGTGCCAAGCGCCGACTTCCCGATCTGGCCGGCGAAATACTTCTCATAGTCGCTTTGATCCGTGCTCGGCTGACCCTGCACGCCCGGCCCCTTCGCCGGGAACCACGGCCCGACGTTGCCGGACGTGTCGACCAGGCGCGCCCAGAAATAAAACACCTGCCCGACCGCGAGCCCCTGATACGACGTCGACGCCTGCGGATACGCGAAGTCGGAGAACTTGGTCGCGTCGTCGCGATTCGGCGTGCGGCTGTACCAGATCTCCGTTCGCTGCGTGTCGCCAGCGGAACCGTCACCCGGAAACGCCCATTTCAGATCGATCCCGTACACGATGCCCGCCGCGGTCAGCGACACGACCGACGGCGGCGGAGTGGTTTTCCCGGTCAGTTGCGTATCGACGCCGTACGCCGGAATCGACGTCACGCCGAGCGCGTTCTCGGCGCACACCCGCGCGAGGTACTTGCCCTGATAGATTCCCGGCACCTCTACCTGCAGGCCGCCTGTCGACGGCACCTTCACCCACTCGCCGTTATCCTTCCGCCATTCGACGACGTAGCTTGTCGCGTGGCTCGCTGCATCCCACGCGATCACCATCGTTGTTTTCGAAATGCCCTGATCGACCACCGAGTATGTCGAGAGGCGGACGTTCGACGGCGGCGGCTGCACCGATGGCGGAACGATCGTGATCGGCCGTTGCTGAATCTGTGCGCCGTCGTCGATCGCCGCGTACTTCCCCGGCTCGTACTGCGTCGCGTTGATCGTGTAGACGATCTGGCCGTCGTCGTCGCTTTCCTGCACGCTCACCACGCGATACTGCTGCGCCGCGAGCTCGCGGCTTTCGATCATCCACACAGCGCCCGCCACCGGATCGGCGTCGAAGCGCTCGGCGAGCGTGACCGTGTCGCCGTCGACCGACTTGACCGCGCGCGCCTGGGCAATACCCGACGGCAGAATCGCCGTGAAGCGATCGCCGGCGGCGATTGTCGGCGCCTTGTCGAGCGTGATCCTTTCGCCAGCCGCTGCGCGGATGCGCCCGCCGATCCGGCGGCCGGCCTTCTTTGGGTCGGCAACGGCGATCACCTGTCCCGGCGCACAAAGCGTCCCATCGAGCCCGACCTGAAACGACACCGTCCCGGTCTCGTACCGCGACGTCAGCAGCAGCCAGCGCCCGAGCCGGTGTGCCTGCGCCTGCGACGTGCAGCCGAACGCCGTGACCTCCGTCTTGATGACGCCATATCGCGCAATCCCGTCGTCGTCCTGCACGGGCTCGACAGCTTGCTTGTACTGGTTCGTCGGATCGTTGTAGCTGACGAGCGCAACTGTGTAACGCGTCTTGCGTTCGCTGCCGACGTACTTAAATGAACCACCGACGACATTCGCGGCCGTGTACAGGTAGACCGGATCGGATGGCATATCGGCCGACGCGACCACCGACCCGGCGCCCCAGTACGAAATGCCGCGAAAGACGCTCGCGAGATCCTGTACCACCTTAAATGCGTCCGCGCGCGTCTGAAGCACGCAGTTGCAGGTGAAGCGCGGCTCCTTGCCGCCCTTCCCGTCGGACACGAGTTCGTCGCAGTAACGCGCGATTGCGTACAGCGCCCACTTATCGACCATCGAAGCATCGACACGGTCGCCCAATCCGTTGAGCTTGTCGAGAAGTAGGCCGTAGTAGACCCACGCCGGATTGTTCGTCCATGCTGCCTTGAACGTACCGTCCCATGTACCCGAGTACGTACGCGTCTCCGGGTCGTAGTTTGTCGGGACTCGGAAGATCATCCCTCGCACGTGATACGAACGCACTGGCACGCTCGAGAACGAACGTGCGTCGAACGCCATACCGACAAGCGCCGTCATCGGATAGCGGAGCTTCCGATCGATGATCTCGGTAATCGCCTCGATGTTGATCGCGTCGGCGATCGTCGCCGTGTGCGCGTTCGGCGTGATGCGGCGCACGCGGATCAACCAACCATTTTTTGCGCGCGGCAGCTCGATCCGATGCGAGCGCTCATAGAGCGACGTTGTCTTGCCGTCGAACGCACCGGCCAGCACCTGCGCATACGACCCGCCGTCGACCGACAAGTCGATCGCATAGTCGACGCGATAGCCCGTGATATTGCCGTTCGACGTGTCCTGACGCTGTAGCGCCGGCACACCGAAGCGCACGCGCACCGCAGTCAGTTGCGTATTCTGGATTTGGCGCACCCACGGCGCGTCGGACGTCAGCGGCACGCCGACGCCGGCCTCACGCTCGACGGCCGGAAAACCCGGGATGTAGTCCTGATCCTGCGTGCCGGTTCGCGCGTCGACGGTGTAGTTCTGGAAATTTAGCGAGCCGTCCGCGTTCTGGATCGGCGTGCCGTCGAGATAGACCGACTGCAGGCCATTCACCAGCCCCACGATGGGCCCCGCCGAGATCACGTCGAGCACCTTCGCGCGCGCAATCGAATGCAGGCTGTCGGGCGATTCACTGCTGCCACCGCCACCACCACCTCCCTTGGCGCCGTAGATGCGCTTCACCCCGCCTTCAGCATGGACCTTCTTCAAACCTGATCCTCCGCATAGATTCCCGAACTGACCACCTTCGAGCCGACGACCATTTCGCCGATGACGAGCGGCACCGGCTCACCCTGTGCGGCGCTGTTCACGGGTCCGTTGAAGTAGTACGACGTGCCGTTGTTGGCTGCGCCCGCGAGGCCGGCCTGTTGCGGACTGAGCATCTGCACGATGCCGCCCAGCGCCATCGACGCCCCGAGCCCCATCAGCGACGTGCCCCACGGCTGCGCGAAACCGAACGTCGCGACCGCGCCAACCGCGGCGAGTGCGGCGCCGAGAATCGTATTGAAGAGCCCGCCGCGCTTGCTGCCGACGATCACCGGCGCGATGCGGATCTCGTCGCGCCCGACCGGGTGCTCAAGCTCGTCCTCGTCGAGATTGCGCGTGCCGTTGAACACGGCGAACGTCAGGCCGGCGTCGCGCGACGAAGTCAGGAACGCCCGGAAGCCGGGAATCAGCACTGACAACGCCCGCACCGCCTCCGCGGTCGACGAGACGGCAAGGCGGTGAATGCGTCCGAAACGCACGCCGAGCGTGCCGTACAGCCTTATCGTGCGAAGCGTCTCGCTCACTTCCTGTCTCCCACGTAGCGCAGCACCGTCGTACAACAGTCGGCCCACATCCCGCCCCACACCGCGCGCGCCGACAAACGGCCGTGCATGTGATGCAGGAACTGTCCGTCGCCCAGATACACGCCCGCGTGATTCGGCACGCCGTTCTTGCTGCGGACCTGCATCAGCAACACGTCGCCGACCTGCAACGTCACGTCGCGGCCGACGTCGAGAAAGCCTGCGTCCTGATAGTGGTTGAGGTAGAGGTTCGACCGACCGTCGTTCCACCACTCGTCCTCGCGCTCGAAGTCGGGTAGCGAAACGCCGCGCTCGGCGAGATACCAGTCGCGCACGATCGCGTAGCAGTCGTGCACGCCATGTACGAACTGGCGGCCGACCAACTGCGCGACGTAGCCGGCCGGCGCGAACTCGCACCAGTCGTCGACACCGATCGAGCCGTCGGCCTGCACGCCGAGCGACACGATCACCCACTTCGCAATGCCGCTGCGCTCGCACATCGCGCGATCCGCTTCGCTCGGCTGCGCCAACGCCCCCGGATGCGAATGCACGAGAGCTGCGATCTCGCCAGCATCTTCCGCGGCGGCGTAGTCCTCGGATGCGAGCGCGAATTGGTCCGTCGGCGCGGCTGCGAGGTTTCGGCAGGGCACGTACGTCTCGCCGCTCGCCGTCTTCACGACCAACCCGCAGCACTCGCGCGGATACTCTGCGATCGCGTGCGCCTCGATCGCCTTCTTGATTTGTTCGTCCATAAAAAAACCCGCCGTGTGGCGGGTCCTCATATCGAAACTGTTTCGTGCATCACGCCATCGTGTCGCACAGGAAGCCGCCGATCGGCAAGGGGTTGTTCACACCGAATCGACGTTCGCAACCGCTGATCTTCTTGCTGCATCGATCGAGCGCGGGATCGCTTACCGGGTTGTCGTCCTTGTCGAAACACGCCGCTCCGGTATAGCCGCACTCGGGACCGCGATACCCCAATTGGCAGATCGAAATGATCTGCCGCTTCGGCAGTTGCTGGCCGCCAAAGTCGAGCGGCGACGACAGCGTGAATTCGACGTGCAATCCCGGCTGCTCGTCGCTCTTCTGCTCGATCCGCCACTGCTGCGGCGGCAATTCTTCGTTCGGGTCCGCCGTCGGATTGCCGGCCGGAAAGTTCACGGCGTCGAGGTAGCGCGCGAGTGTCCGGCGCCGGAACACCTTCGCGCCGACGAGATCACCAAGCGCAACGCACAGCGCCGAAATCGTTCCGTTGATGTCACCCACCCGCAGCGTCGGCGATGGCTGCTGCGCGTCGGATGTCTGCTCGAAGCCCGCAGCCTGAATCGGCCATGGCCGGTACTCATGCCCCTGCCACACGATCGGCGTCGACTGAAGATGCCCGTGAAAGCGCAACACGTCGGCACCAATTTCCGTGCAGTCGACTTCGAAGAGCTCGATCAGACGGCCCGGCTCGAGCTGTTGGACGTCTGCCGATATGCTCACTTCGCCGCCTCCAATTCCGCAATCCGCCTGAGCGCGTCCTGTAACGCCGCATCCGTCTCGAGCAAGCCGGCCAACAGCACGCCAACGGCATTCGTGTAACGGAAGGTCAGCGACGGCCGCCCCTTCGACGGCCCGCTCTCGCCGAAAATTTCCTTGCCTCTCTCGTCGTACTGACGCACGATGAAATCGCCGTCCTCGTCGATCTCGGGCCCCTCGCCGAGCAGTTCCGGGAAATCCCACCACTCGTTTGCGATGACGCCAGCCTGTCGCCCCGCTTCCGGACTGCTTTTTTGCAGAAACGTCACGCCCCGCTTACCGCGCAGCCGCGCCATTACGTTCTCAAGCGTCTGGATATCGGATTTGAAAGCACGATCGGACGCCTGATTGAAATTCGAAGCGGTCAACACCCCGAACGTTGTAGCGTTGTAGTTGACGCACTGCAATTCGGCGACCGAGGTGTTGCTGGAAATCCGAAACTGCGCGCCAACTGTGTTGTTCAACCCGGAGAATCCAAGATAGCTGAGGCCGCCCATCCCGTTCAGGTATAGCGACGCTTGCGTATGAAGCCCGGTGGCACCGACGGCGATTTCCTGCGCCTGCGTAAACGTCTTCTTCGTCCCGACGTACTGCGGTGTGTCAAGCGTCATCGGTTGTGCAAGGTTGCCGCTGTGCCAGAGATAGCCGAGGTATTTTCCGTCGACCGTCGCCCCGAGCTGGCCAGCCGTCTTCTTCCCCCAGTCGAATCGAAGAGCGTTCCCCTTGTCGCACACTGCGACTACCTCGTCGTTGACACGAAACGTATGGTCGCTGAGTAGGTATTGGTACGATCCTCCGGCGTCTAAAGACCACCACCCCACCGACCCGCTATTTCCGTAGAAATAGCCGGGCATCTTGCCAAGCACAAGGTGGCCTTCGTCGCTTTGAACCGCCGCAGACAGATCGCCGCCCACCGTCAGCTTGCCGCCGACAACCTCGTCCCACATCATTCGACCGCGCTCGGCGACGTGCCAGTTCTTCACACCGTCCGACACGTACTTCACCCAGTCGCCGGCATTCAGCACGTTCAGTTGAGACAGGTCGCCGGCTTGAAACTTGATCACGACCCTTCCCTGAACGTTGAACAAGTGAATACAGGAATTTGGCGGCACGGACGACGCGAGTGGAAACCCGACATCCTTTCCCGGCTCGGCCATCCAAATCCCGAACCGCTTTCCGATATCGTCCGGCGTCAGGTTCGTACTATCGTTGAGATACCTGAGATCGAGCGGAGTCGAACGTTCGACTACACCGAAATTCTCGTTCGTCTTGATGTGCGCGACGCGGTTGTTGTCGCCGCCACTTCCGCTGGGTGGCTCGCCCAAGACGATTTTTTGAAGTATCGACATCTGAACTCCTATACAGAGAACGTCTCTTCGAACTGCGCCGTCATCGTGTAGACGGCGCCGTTCTTGATCGGCTCGGAGTACTTTTCGCAGACGAAGAGTCCGCGGGCGCGGAGCGGCGGCGTCCAGTAGAACGACTCCGCGCCCGCATGCCGATCGAGGAAATCGATGATCGCGGCAACCTTCGCCGCGTTACCGACAAACCGCAGATTGAATGTCGATTCGCGATTATTCAGGCCGTCCGCGGCCCGCTGGGTGTAGCCGTCGCCGAACTGGGCTTTGCGCACACGCAGCGTCGTATCGCCGCCGTGCCCTTGTACCGTCGACGGCCATTCAAATGTGTCTTTCATCCTGCAATCCCGTTTTGCGCTCTCCACAAGGTTCCGCCCTGCCGGCGTTCACGTTGTATGAGCTCGCGTATCATCTGTTCCAGCATCTTTCGGAACTCCGCAACCGCGATCAGGCTCGCGGGGTTCGACGATCCGCCCTCGATCGAAACTGGCGCGCTGACCGAGATCCCGCCGTTGCGCGCCGGCGAATCCCCTCCTCCCGCGCTCCCGCCAACGAGCCCACCCGCGGCGAATCGCGCGAAGCCGGATCGCCCCCCTGCGTTCAATCGCTCAAGGTGTGCGCGCACGCCCGGCTGCGACACCACTGCGGCGCGGACCACGAACTCGCCGTTCGAAAGCTGCGCCGGGATGCTGTCGCTCGTGGACGTGCCCGGTCCCCACACCGCCCCGCCCGTCGCGAGATGAAAGCCGTAGGCGTTCGAGCCGACAGCCGCGCTTGCCGCACCACCGAGCGCGCCGACGGCATCAGAGACACCGCCGAATCCCAAAGCGGAGCCGATCGCTCCGAACACCTGAGACATCGCCGCACGCGCCGAAAACCGCGCGAGGTCGGCGATCATGCTGTCAATCAGTCCGCGGAAATTGAGCTTGCCCGACGCCGCGAACGACACGAGTGCATCCTCGGCATTGCGGAACGAACTCGTCAGCGCCTCCTCGGCCATCTGCGCTGCGTTCTGCGCGGATTCCTGATAGACCGCCATCGCCCGCTTCACGCCGACGCGCCAGTCGGCCTGCAACGCGAGCCGCTGCTCGAGATAGCCGCGCTCGCGCGCGACCTGCTCCGCCTCGGCTGTGTTGATGCGCTCGATCTCGGCGATGTACTCGGGCGAGCCAAGCGTGCCGTCCTTTCGCGCGCCCTTCGTCAGTTCGTCCCGTCGACGGCGAAACTCGTCGCCCACGCGATTGATGGCCTGATTCAGCTCGCGCGCGTTGTCACCCATCGACATCGCCCCGAGTTCGCGCTGCACGTCACGCTGACGCTCGACCGCGTAGTCACCGAGCTCCGCGTCGATCTGCGCACTGCGCTCCTTCAGCTTGTTGATCGCGTCGCGATAGCGCACCTCCTTTTCCAGTTGCGACGCTTGCTCGTACATCCCGCGAATCGCCTGCTGATCGCGAAGCAGGCTCTTGTCGTCGTCCGACAGCTTCTTGCGCTTGCTGCGCAGATCCGTCACCTTTTGATCGAACGCGAGGAGATCCTTTTGCGACTGCGTCAGCTTGTCGGTTGCGACCGCCTCGACGCGCAGTTGCGCGATCCGCTGCCGGATGTTGTCGAGCATGCGCTCGCTTTCCAGCGAATGAACACCGCCCCCCTTCGCCGCGCGAGCCGCTGCCGCGTTGGTCGACACACGTGCTGTCTGTGCAGCGGCAGAGGCGACCGTCTCGTCGAAGGCTTGCTTTCCGCGCGCGGCGGCCGCGGCGCGAGCTGCGTCAGCATTGAAGCCGAATTTCTCGAACTTCTTGCTCGACAGATCGGCTTGGAACTCCTCAAGCGCCTTCGCGACCACCATCTGCTGATTCATCAGCGCGAGCTCGCGCGTCAGATTGTCGATGTTGGTTCTTGCCCCCGCTGCGGCTTTCGCATCCTTGTCGGCAATCGCTTTTTCGAGCGACTTGTATGCGTCCGCTCGTCCGGCGACGAGGCCGGCCATGCGGGCCTGCGCATCATTCGCGCCCTTCGTCCGCGCTTCGTACTCGGCCTTCTGGCGGGCCGTCATACCGATGACGTCGGATTCTTCCCTGAGCTTGTGGACGTATTTCTCCCACGCCTCCGATGCCATTCCGCCGGCGAAGAAGTTGTTCGCGTCAGAAAGCAGCCGAATGCCCTCGGCGGCCCCCCTTGCCGCAGCATCCATTGCGGCGAGTGCCTGCGCGCCTTTCTGCGAAGCGAGGCCCGCCGTGTCGATCGCGCCCGCGGCGCGCACCAGTTCCTCGCGCAGCGCTTCGCCGCCGCTCGTCGCCGACACGAAGCGGTCGATCAGTCGCCCGATCTCGCGCGATTTCTCGTCGACGCCGAGGTTCGACGTCTTGAGGCGATCCAGGCCGGCGAGGAATCGATCGAGCGCTGCCTGATCGGCATCCGAGACCACCGACGGCGCATCGCCAAACGTCGGCACCATGACACTTTGCGCCGCCCGCGTCGCCAAATTCCGATATGCCGACTGCGCGTCATCGGCCGCCCGCGACGCCTCTTGCTTCGTGCGCAGCCGCTCAGATTCCTGTAACAGCGGCGTCAGTTGCCGATATTTGTCGATGATCTGATCGAGCGGCGCCTGCATGTCGATCAGACTCGACGTCGCGCTGCTCGCGTTGTCGCGAAACAGCAGCCAGTTCGCGGCAGCCCCAAGCGCCACCGTGCCCACGGTCGCCAGAATTCCCGGTAAGCCGCCGACCGCCGCCAGCAAGCCGGAACCAACCGAGCGCATCATCGTGCCCGTACGCGCGAGCGCCGTCTGCGCCGTCGCCGCGCTTTCGGTCGCCGTCTTCAGACCCGCCGCGGTCGCGGTCGCCGCGCGTTCCGCTCGCTCACGAGCCTGCGTGGCAAGCGCGACATCACGCTCGGCTTGCGCAAGGCCGCGGTCCGTCTCGGCCAGCGACGCCGTATAACGCGCTTTGTCGATCGTGCCTTGCTTCGCTGCCGCCTCAAGCGCCGTACGCCGCTGGTGCGCGAGCGCGAGCGACGCTTCGGCGCGCTCGAGCTCCTGCTGTGCGGCTGCCGTCTCGCGAGCGATGATCGCCGCGTAGGGCGTGCCCGTGATGCGCGCGCCGATTTCCTGACTGCCGGCGACGTTGGCGCGCGCCGTTGCGACGTGAGCTTGCGCCGTCGCCTCGACCGCCCGCGCTTCGGCAAGCTTCGCTTCCGTGTACTTGATCGAGCCAGCCGTCAATGCCGACTGCATCGCAAGGCTTTCGCGCATCGCTCGCATGCCCGCGAGCTCGGCCTGCGCTGAAGCCTCCGCCGCTTGCGCGTTCTGAAGCTTCGCCGCCGCGGCAGCGCGATCGCCCTGCGCTTTGGCGAGCGCTGCCTGCGCCGCCTCGTGTTGCTTGATCGTCTCCTCGACGAGCGCTCGCCGGGCGCCGACCCACGCTGTCGCCGCCTGCGTCGCCGCGACTGCGGATTGCCCAAAGTACACGGCAATCCGCCCGGCCGCGAGCGACACGCCGAGTTTCACGATGCCGTCGAGGTGCTCTGCGACGTACGTGATCCCCTGCGCGAGCTTTTGGCTCGCGCCGGTCGCGTCGTTCGCCTTCCCGACGTACGCGACGATCTCCGTTTGCAGGCGCGTCATCGCCTGCCCGACGGTCACATTGACCTTGCCGAACAGATCGTTCGTGCTCGCCCCGGCACGCGTCAGCGCGTCGATCAAATTTTCGACCGTAAGCTTGCCGTCTTCCGCCAGCGACTTGAGCTGAGCTGTGCTCGTGCCCATGCCCCGCGCGATCGCATCAGCGACGCCTGGCAGTTCCTCGAGCACGCTCTTCAGATCCTGCCCGCGCAACTGGCCGGCCGCGAACGCCTGCCCGAGCTGCACGATGCCGAGCCGGGCCGTGTCAGCCGACACGCCGGACAGCGCCACCGCTTTACTGATCGTCTCGACGAGCGGCCCGACCTGCTTGATGGTCAGCCCGAGATGCGACGTGTTGTTCGCGATCCGCTGATATAGCTCAGCCGTCGCATCGAGCGGTTGACGTGTGTCGCGCGCGATGCGCAGCACGTCGTTCTGCGCAATCGCAAAATCGATCTGGTCACGCGTGACGATCCGAAGGCGATTGCTCAGGTTCGTCCATTCGTCGGCGTACTCGATCAACTGATGCACGCCGAACGCCGCCGCAGCGGCCTGTGCGTACTCGCGGATCGAACTGCGCGCCGCGTCGAGCGCGCGCACCGTGACCTGCACGCTCGCGGCGTTCGAGGCAAACGCCGCATCCGCAGTGCGCCCGCCGTCGCGCACCGCATTGAAATACGAGCCGGCCGTCGACGAGAGACCGCGCATGCGGCGGTCGTATTCGGTCGTATTCGCCGTAACGCTGACGATCAGCTCGCGAAGGCTTGTTGCCATAGTGTTTGCTCGCCTACTTCGCCATGCGCATCAGGGCGGCTTGAAACGGATCGCCGCCCCCTTCCTCTCCCTCCGCCGTCGCGGGCTCGCCGGACCATCTTGGCATCATGTCCGACACCTTGACCTTTGCGCCCTGCGACTGAAACGCCGCCGCCGCGATCATCGCCGCATGCAGATCCGCACGATCATCTGCAACCGGCGATTCCGCGTCGTACCCGATCCAGAGACTCAGCTCGGCGGATGACATCTGCTCGCACAGCTCGGCCAACGTCTTGCCGAGCCGCAGCGCGAGCGACATCAGGAAGCGGAGGCCTGGGGTTCGGCAGAAGGCTTTTTTGCGTCTTCGACCGGGTCGACGTCGAGCTTGCCGAATTCGAGCGCCTTCACGACGATGCGGTTGTGCACGGGGCCGAACGCAGCCGCGACCGCGGTTGCATCGTCGTCCGAGAATAGCCGCCGCCAACCATCCGGCGTTTCACCGAACACGACACGAACGAACAGCCGCGCATTCGCCTGCATGTGCGCGTCGTCGCTCGCGCGTGTGAACTTCTCGCGAACCGCCGTTTCGTCGTCGCCCTCCGTTACCCCGGCGATGTCCCGAAGCGCTTCGATCCAGAACATGCGGTCGCCGACCGTCGGCTCGCGCACTGCGATCTTTTCGCCATTCCATTCCGGTACGTTCATCAATTCGTACCGCCAACCGGTCAGCGGGTTCAGCACCGCTGCACGCAGGCTCGTCACGCCTTGGTTTTCGTTTTCCATGCTCATTTCCTATCTGCGATCGGGGAGTTACGCCGCCGGCGGTGGCACGATCTTCGGCGAGCCGCTCACGCGCACGCTGTACGTCGTCGAAATCAGCCCATTGACCGACGCCGCCCACGTGTACTGACGCACCATGCCGGCGAACAGAAACTGCGATTTGTCGGCGAACGTGACACGGAACACGTGCTTTTCGCCTGTCGCGCGCGCGGCACGCAGAATGTTCTGCCCTTCGTCGTTCGATTGGTAATTGCCGTCGACCGAGAACTCGCCCGGATCGGGCAAGCCGAGCTCCGATTCCTTTTCGTCGCTCGCGAACGTCGTCGCGTCGATTTCTTCCGACTGCCCGCCCTGCCACTGAATCTGTTTGCCCGTCGTACTAAGATCGACGAACACCAAATCGGCCGCATCGAAATCGGTCGACGCAACTTTCGACACCTCGACCTTCGTGCCTTGCGCCTTGATGCGCTTGCTCTTCTCGGCCATTGGAAAAACCCCTCAGAAATGAAAAAGGCCCGCACGCGGCGGGCCAGACAGAAATAGGATCGTTCAGAACTGCACGGATAGTTCGAGACTCACCCGGAAGTCCCCGGTGTCGCTCGAAAAGTCGTCGGGCAGTTCGCTAACACCACCGACGGCGAATTTGCCGCTCGACGACGCGCGGTCGATCACCTGATCGGCGATCGCGTCGGCCTCGGTATAGGTGCTCGCGTACACGTCGATCTGGAACATGCCCGACTTGCCGCCGGTTGCGCCACCGAGCGCCATATCGCGCGCGCCGCTCACGCGGAACACGACGTAGTACGGCGATTGCGCTTTCGATCCCGCCACGCCGATGTATCCCTTCGCAACACCGACCGTCCCGATTGCGTCACGGATGACGATTGCGCTCACGAGCTACCTCCGACGACCGCATCGACTGCACGCGCAATCTCCGTTCGAATCGCGCCTTCGGCCTGCGCAATCGACGTGTCGAACGCTGGACGCATGAAAGGTTCGGCCTTCATATGCTGCGCGCCGAGCTCGACGAAGCGCCAGTAAAACGCGTTGCTCGGCGAATCGGCCTTACCCTTCGTGCGTACTCGCACGCCTGCGGTCGCCACGCCCGGCGATTCCTTCTGCTTCAGCGACGTTGACACGATGTTGCGCTTGAGCTTGCCGGTTTTTTTCGGCGCGCGCGCACGCGCTTCGTCGCGAATCACCTTGGCGCCCGCCAACGTCGCACGCCGTAGCGCCTTCGTCGACTGCGCTCTCGCCAGCTTCGCGAAATCGGCTTGCAGATCCGCCAGTCCGACGATCTGGATGCTAGACATACTTCTCTCCCACCTTCACCGACAGGTCAAGGTATCCGCGCGTGCGCGCGGGCAGCACGGCCGTGATGTCGTACAGCCGGCCGCCATACCGCACGCGCATCTGCTCGTCGATGCCGGCTCGATAACGAATGCGCATGCTGGCGACTGTGGAGCCTCGCACTGCCCCCGACACGACGTGTTCCTTGCCGTTCACGAACAGCACGTCGGCCCACGGCCGCGCGTGCACGACCCACGAGTTCGGCAAGGCTTCGCCGTTCTCGTTTTCTTCGCCGCTCCGCCGCTCGATGACGATGCGCTCTTTGAGTTTTCCGGCTTTCATCAGAACCTCGGCGGAACGGTGATCGAATCGAGCAGCAGATCGGCATAACCGTCCGGCATCTGTGCGATGGTCTGACCTTCGGAGAACAGCTCCCGATGGTCGTACGCCCATGCCGCCGCGAGCAACAACCATGCGCGCACCGACGGGTGTTTGTCGATGTCGATCCCGGCCTGATACGTGAGCGTCACGGCTTGCGCCGACGGCCAGTGGCCGGTGCCGAGCGGTGCGCACAGCGATTCGCGCCCAAGTTGCACGAGCTCATACGTCCGCGGATCCAGAATCGACGTCATGCCGGCAGCGTCGCGCGTTTCGATGCGTTCGATACACAGCACCTGGCCGATCGACAGCGGAAAATCCTGCCCCGGGAAACCCGCTAGCCGCTCGACGTAGCGCGCCTTGCGAATCGCCGCGCCCGACTTTCGCTCGGCCGCATGACGAGCGCCCGGAATCACCACGCGCTCGACGAACGCGCGCTCGTCATCATCGTCGATTCGGCACTGAATGGCGACGTCCTCGAAGGTCAGCGGCTCCGCGTCGTCCAGATAGTCGACGAGAACAGCGCCCATAGCGGCTTACCCCTTCGTCGCCGTCGGCTTGGACGTGTCAGCCTTTGTTGGCGCTTTCATTTCCTTCGCTTCTGGCTCATGCGCACGTGCAATCTGCGCCTCGACGAGCCGGTCCGCATGCGCATCCTCGAACCCCGCGACATCACCCGGCGTGTACTGCGCGTAATGCCGCTGAAACTTGACCACTTTCATGTTCTTCTCCGAAGTACGGCCCGCTGATATACCGGACAAGCCGCACGGTTGCAGATGCGCTTACGCGCCCCAGGTGACGCCCGCCAGCACCGAAATCGACTCGACGTGGCGCGGGCCGAAGTCGTTCTTCGCGATCACGCGGATCAGCGTCTGATCCCGCTGGAACGCGCTGATCACGTTGCCGTCGGCATCCTTGTAGGTCGCCTCCTTGCTGTAGTCGATTTCCAGCGTTTCGGCCTCGCCGATGAACACGTCGCCGAAGTCGGTGAAGTAGATCTCCGACTCGTTGCCACCGGCGCCGAGGTTGATCGGCACCTGCGTCGTCTTGCCGACCGGATAGCCCTTGAGCAGGCCGTTGGCGAGCTCCGGATAGACCTTGTTGCCATTGCCGTCACGCAAGCCTTCGAGGAAGCGAAACGTACGCGGCGCCATGATCCAGCCCGGCTGCGTCAGATTGGCGTCGGCGTTCTCCAGCGCCAGAATCACCTTGCCGAGATCCGTTTCGATCTTTTGCAGCGTCGATGCGTCGCTCGCCGGCAGAACATTGCCCGGAAGCGCCCAGAAACGCAGACCCTTCGGGGTATTGGCCGTGCCGTCGTCGCGAATGAACGCCTTGTCTTCGCGTGCGCCGATCGCCGACGTCAGGTCGCCGACCACGATCTGATCGACGTTCGGATTTACGCCCGCGTACTTGATCAGGTCGTTGGCGATCGGCACGAGCGCGGCCATCTTCTTGGCCGTCAGCTTCAGATCGTCGAACTGTTGCTGCGTGGCCGGAATATCGGTGTCTGCGCCGATATAGCCGACGATGGCGCCGCCCTTCAGGCGCGGGATGGTAATGTTGCCGTTCGTCAGCGGCAGCGTGCGCGCCCCCAGCCGGCGAACCACAGACTTCGGGCGCAGCAGCTCGATGACTTCGCTCGACAGGTTCTCCGGCACCAGCACACCGCCCGCGCCCGGCGACAACGTATTGAGCGACATCGCGACTTCCTCACCAAAACCGCGCTCCAGCGCGATCTTCGAGGCGAGTTGCGCGTCGCCCCGTGCGGCCGCCAGCGCACGCACAATGCGGGCCATCTTCGCGCCCTTCACTTCCGGCGCCTTCGGCTGTGCCGGCACGGTGGATGCAGCCGGCGCCGCGACAGCGGCCGGCGTCGGATCGATCGGCACCGCTGCCGCTGCGGCCATCCGTTCGGCGGCTTCTGCGCGCTCGATCTGCGTGGTGAGGTCGTTGAATTTCACGCTGAGCTGGCCGAATTCGGCCTGCTGCTCGACCGACAAGGCAGCGCCGCCCGCCTCAATCTGCGCCAACGCCTGCACACGCTGGTTGATGGCTGCGCGTTCGCGGCGAAGTTCATGGATGTTCACTTACCCTTCTCCTAAAAAAATGCCACCCGAAGGTGGCAGTGCTCAACTGAGACGCGAACGCGCTCGGATGTTGATCGTAAAAACCCGATTTTTTCGGTGGCTTACATCGTGGCTTGCATGTTCATCGCGGCCGCACGGGCGGAAATGCTGCGTCGCGCGCTGCCGCCCTGACGTTCGGCGCGCGACGCGCGCACTTCGGCCGCAATCCGGTTGATTGCGGCCTGGGGCGTCTCGACGCTGTCCGCCAGTCCCGCCTCGACGCCCTGCTGACCGAAGAAGATGCCCGCCTGCGTGTTCTTCACTGCCTGCGTGCTCAGGCCGCGGAAACTCGCAATGGCATCGACGAACTGCTTGTAGCTGTTCTGCACCATGCTGGTGAGGAACGCCAGCGACTGATCGCTCAGCGGCTCGTGCGGGGTGAGATCGTTCTTGTGGTCCCCGGCAAACACCGACGTCACCTTGATCCCTTGCTGCTCGTCACGTTTGGACACGTCCAGATGGTTCGCGATGACGCCAATCGACCCGACGCCGGACGTGCGGCTCACGATGACCTGCGACGCCGCAGCGGCAATCAGATAGCCGCCCGAGAACGCCGAGAAGTTCACGATCGCGGTAATTGGCTTGACCAGCGACGCGGCCCGGATATCGTCGGCCAGTTCGAACGCGCCGGTGGCGCTGCCGCCATTGCTGTCGATATCGAGCACGATGTGTTCGACCGCGGGGTCGGCCACAGCCTGATTCACCGCGGCACGCAGCCCCTCGTAGCTCGTCATCGGCTCGCACGGGTTCATGTGCGCGGAGCGCGAAACCAGAATGCCCGACACCGGAATGATGTCCAGGCCGGTGTCGGCGACCAGCGCACGACGACGCTCGGACGCCCGAGCCATCTGCGCGCCACGGTCGAGCTCGTCATCCTCCATGAGTTTCGGCTGTGCGCTGTTCACCGTCAGGTTGACGATGTTCAGGTTCAGCGCCTGATTGGCCCACTGCACCGCGAGCGACATCATCGGGTCGGTGACGAGCTGCGGCTGATTGAAAATCAGGCTGGCGAGTCTGAGGTGCGGTTTCAAGAAAGGATCCTCCCAATTTCGTCGAGCGCCGCTTTCGTCGGCTCGGTTTTGCCCATCGGTATCGGCTGGGGCTTGGACGCATCGACCATGTTCATCGGACTCAGGTAGATGTCGCCGCCCTTGACCGGCGGCATGTTCTCCAGCCGCCGAATGTCGTTGATCGACAGCCACCCCCACTGGCGCCCGACCGCATACGCGGCGTAGCGCGACGACTGATCGCCGCGCAAGAGCCCCGCGAGGTTGTATTCAATGAAGTACTGCTTGCGCTCCGACGGCAAGAGCAGGTCGCGCGTCTTCGCCTGTTCATGCCGTTTCACCCACGGCAGCAGCGTGTAGATCACGAACTGGAGCGACTGATGCTCGATGTTGCTGAACGTCGCCCGCTCCAGCTCGTTGACCATGTGAGCCGGGATTTTGTAGATCCGCGCGATATCGAGCGCCGACAGTCGCAATGCATCGATCAGCGCCGCGTCGACGTTGGTCATCGACAGCGGCTTGAACGTCATGCCCTCCTGCAACAGCGCGACCTTCTTCGCGTTACCGGACCCGCCGAACTTCGCGTTCCAGCCGTCGGTGATGCGATCAACGCTTGCCTGATCCTTCAAGGCAGGCGCGTCTGTCGGCCGTTCAATGACCCCCGACAGCGCCGTGCCGTTCATGAACGATTTGCCTGCGTACTGCTGGATCGCCTGTGCGTGCCCGATCGCATTCGCATGCAGCAAGACCGGAGACAGGCCCGTATACCCGTTGATCGACATCCATCGAACATGATGAACGAGCCGTTGCGGCAGCGGATCGGCGCCGGCCACGCGATACATCGGCTTCAGGTCCGGTCCCTTCATGACCGTCACGGCTTCGTTGTCGAGCGGATACAGTCCCTGAATCACGCCGTCCTGATCGCGATCGATGAAGCTGTAGCTATTGCCGCGAAGGCCCACGGCCACCTGCGACTGCTCCTGATACTCAAATGGCGTTTGCCACGGGTTCGGCTCGTACTTCAGGATCGAATACAGCGGATGATCGGTCGCCGGCTTTCGGTCGTCGCCGGAGCGCTCATACAGTTCGACCGGCAACTGCGCGATGCTTTCCGCCAACAGCGTGACGCAGTTTTGCAGGACCGTCAGCGACAACGCGCTCGCGGGGGTGACGACTTGTCCAGCTTCGGACCGGGCGCTACCCAGCAGCGCCGATACCCAACCGCCCGAACCCGGCTGCGTCTGGCCGAGGTTCGACAACAACTGCCTGCTGAAAAACATCGCGCTACTCCTTCGGCTGTGTGGCGCGCGCCGCGCGCGCGGCCGCGATATCCGCCAGCAGCGCCCACAACATCAGCAATACGCCGGCGACGATCAGCCCGATCGGCACGCTGATCAGCACCACGCCTGTCACCAGCAGCGCAAACCCGGCGAGACCCGCCACCCAGGCCGCAATACCCATGAATTTCAAACGCCCACCCCTTGATCGTAGATCGACTCCGAATCGACGCGATCGGCCAGCATCGCGCGGCCCACCGCCATGATGAGCGCCACGGCGCCGTCGATTTTGTTGTCGTTGCCCTGCTTGACCGGACGTACCACGTCGTCGTTGCCGGGCAGGTTCTTGCCGATCACGTTGCTGATACACCACGTCATGATCGGATTACCGTCGTGATGGAACCGTCGTGACGTGATCGCTGCTTCGAGCTCCTTCATCGGGTCCGACATGTTCGTGTAGTTCTGCACGATCGTGACCGGCGTCAGGCCCTCGTCCGCGAGCTGGTGCGACAGGTTCGTCGCACCATGCGGATCGAGCGGCGTGCATTGAACCGGGCACCGCCGGTTGGCTTCCTTGGCTTCTTCCAGAATCTCGCGATAGTCGATCTCCGCGCCATCCGTTTCGATCAGGAAGCCGTGGTTGACCCACGCCTGATAGCGCTCGGCCATACGACGGTTTTCGGTATTGCGCACGGTGTCTTCCGGCACCCAGAATCGAGGCGCCACGCAGAAGTAATGCCGCCGCCCGTCGATATCGCGCCAGAAAAGCCGCGCCATGCTGTTCAAGTCCAGCTTGCGCGCCATGTCCAGCGCCAGCACGCAGTCCTGTCCCTCGAACTGCTTGAGCGACAACGATCGGTCCTCGCACGCCTTCCAGTCTTCGAGGTTGAAATAGCCCGCCTTCGCCGACGTCCACACGTTCAGGTGTTTCGTCTTGAACGTGTTCGTGAACCGTGCCGACTTGATCGCGCGTTGCTGCTGGCTCTCCAGATACTCCTGATAGACCGAGATGCCGATGTTCGGGTTGGCTTTCGCGAGCACGCGCGGATCGGTCCAATCGTCGTCTTCGTCGATGGTCCAGATCCACCCGAAAAGCTCGTCGTCGGGCACCGTCCCTTCGAGCATTTCGATCACCTGCCGGCGCTTGTCGTAGCACGGCCCTTCGATGTTGGCACCCGCCGTCGTGATGACGAACATCAACGGCTGCCGGCGCGCGCCCATCCCCGTGAGCATGGTTTCGTACTGCGCGTTCGTATCGTGCTCGTGATACTCGTCCTCGATCGCGCAGGACGGCGACGCGCCATCGCCCGGATTGCCGATGATTGGCTCGAAGCGGCTACCGTCTTCGGGCCGATTCAACGCCTGTGCGTTAACCTCAATGCCGAGGTGTTCGATGAGCAGCGGCGAGCGCTTCACCATCAGCCGCGCCGGCCGAAAGACTTCCCAAGCCTGCCGCTCGGTCGTCGCGCCGCAATACACCTCGGCGCCGAATTCGTCGTCGGCGGTAAACATCGCAATCCCGACGCCCGCGGCGATCACGCTTTTGCCGTTCTTGCGCGGCACCTCCCAGTACGACTCGCGAAAGCGCCGAAATCCCGTCTTCTTCCTAACCCAGCCGAACGTGCAAGCCAAGCCGAACAGCTGCCACGGCTCGAGCGTCACGAGCTGGCGCTTGTAGGCCCATTCGCCCTTCGTATGCGGCAAAAGCTGAATCAGCCGCAGCTTCTTTTCCGCTTTTGCCGGGTCAAATTTGTACTTGAACGCGGCCGACTTGCTCGCCGCGAGATCGTCCAGATGACGCTGGCACGCGAGAATCACCCATCGACATGCCGGCACCTTCCCGCGCACGACGTCACGTGCAAACTGGTTCGCTCGCGCGACCAGCGGAAAAGACTCTCGTGCCATGCGTCAACCCAGCAGATCGGCAAAGGGATTGCCGGCGTTCTTCTTTTTCGGGCCGATCAGACGCTGACGGCTCGACGGATCGAGCCCGAGCATCGCGCCGAACGTCGCCATCTGGCCGGCTGCCTCTTTCACGACGGTCGCGGCCGGGTTTTTCACCGGGCCGCCCTGTGCCCCTTCTACCACCGGGCCTTCACGCGCCAGTTGCTCTTGCGCGCGTCGCCAGTTGCCGTATGCCGCGCAAAAAATCTCGACGTTATGCAGGTCCGTGAACTGGAGAATCTTCTGCTTGCAGAGCAGGGGCGCAACGCGCTCCCACATCTCGACCGCCAGCGGATCAAGCCATTCCGGCGGATCGATATTTGTCACCAGCCCGAAATCGGGCTCTTGGGTATTCAACTGCCGCTTGCCCGGATTACCGGCGGCCTCTTTTCTTGCAACGGGCTTCGGTCGACGTCCGGAGCGGCCCGCAACTCCGGGCATGTTTTGCTCAACCTTTAAATTTCATTTTTCGCGGGCGTGAAAATTTGACGAAGCGGGCGGTCCCGGAGGCAGCGCCTCCCAGACTTTTTCACCCCCCTCCTCGCCCGGCGCATCCGCCGGGCGGGGCCGCTCCCGTGTCACCGCAACCGCTCGCGCGCCGTCTTAGTTGCATGACAGTCACGACAGATCGCTTGCAGGTTCTCATCGCGATCTGTCCCGCCGCGCGCCTTCGAGATAACGTGGTCGACAGCAGTTGCCGGCGTCACGCGCCCGGCTTGCAGGCAGGGCTGACACAGGCCGCTGTCGCGACGCAGGATGCGCTGCCTGATCTTGTCCCACGCGGTTCCGTATCCCCGCGCATGGCGATTGCCGCGCACCGCGTCCGGCTTCCAATTGGAGATCTCCTTCGCATGCACTGCGCAGTGCGACATGCCACCCGGGACGAGTGCGTTGCAGCCGCGATGCTTGCATGGCCTCATAGTGCGAGCCGGCATAGATTTATGTCACACCACCGCATAAAGGAAAACGCCCGCAAAGTTCTCACCTTACGGGCGTCTTGTGAAATTCTGCGTGTGATTGGGATCACGCGTCGTCAGGTTGATGTATGCGATCTCCGAGGTAGAACAATCCCACGAAAGTCACAACCATCATTTGCCAAAACAAGAGCAAATAGAAAAAGAGCCCAAAATACAACGCAGCAAAATGATACTTTTCGTTTATGAGCGCTCTGATCGCGGGACCAATCGTTTGACCGAAAACTGCACCGATCAAGAGTATTAAGCTTTCTGCCGTAAGAAATGCAAGCAGGACACAGAGGAACCGCCGACGCGTCAAGTCCATTGGCACTTTCTGCCCGCGCACCAGTACATTTAATCTTGGGGACGGAGCAGGCATCAGCCTATCAATGTCGATTCTGTTGAAGGTGGCAATTGCGGCCAACGCTGCAATGTAGAAACCCGGCAGAGTCTGAATCACCATCACAACCTTCGCGACCAGTCCGCCGTCACCGATGACAGACAAGGGGCGAATCAAAGCAAGGGCGGCGAACATCGCCGTGCTGATTGCGCTCAATATCAGCGGAATCAACCAATCGAGTCGCCATTTATTTGGGTACGCTATACCCAAATATGCAAACGGCCGGAATAGATGGTAGGTGAACATATCAAACCAGAAGGCCCTTCAGTTTCTCGAGCATTTCTTCGTTAAGTTCAGTGTATGACTGGCCCAGATGTTTGTTGAATCCGTTAAGCACCGCACGCTTGACATATGCCGTATCCAGCCCAACCGTGAAATCACCAGAGCGCACTGTCACCGTTCTAGGGTCGCCAGTATCGGTGGTGAACCGAATTCGAGCTTTCTCGTACGCGTCGCTCTTGCTGTTCAAGAATGCCCGGAGTACGGGAACCTTCCTGGCTTTCGCAAGCGCCGTCGACAGCGACACCTCCAACTGCGCCTTTTTTTCGCGAACGAAACCAGCTTGATCAAGCTGCACTTCGGCGTTGCGCTCGGTAATGAGCTCTACACCACCGATTGCCCCCTCCGTCAAATCGTGCTCCAAAGACTCTGACACGTGACCGTCGAGAGAAATCATCATCCTCGCGCTATATGTAGTTGGATTGCCCTTTTTGTCCACTGCTCCATTTGGATGAGCAAACTTAAACTCATCAGGGAATTTCGCTTTCACCGCCCTCATCAAGGCGTTGAGGAACTGCTGAATTTTGGGCGGCGGCATACCCTGTACAGCTTCTACGATTGCCAGTCCGGTAGCTAGTGGATCAGGACTAGCTCTAACGATGATGTGGCACGAATAATCCATTCCTTCGCCCACCATCTTGTTGACAGCACGCCAAAGGAGATTCTGCGGATCCGAGAAACAGGGATCGGCCGCCAACTTGTCACACTTGTTGATCAGCAGACAGCAAACGTCGTTGTCATCCCAGCGCATTTGCTGCACGTAGTATATTTCGCCCTCGTTTTTGTACGCCTTGAGCCGCTCCTGCGGCTCAAGGCACTCAATGAGCTCGAAGCATCGCTTCGTCGATAGCACTGCAGGGGCTTTGAATGTCCTCGACATCGAGCTAATGCTGACATCGTAGAACCCGGCCCTTCTCTCATATTTATTCAATTTCACACCCCGTAACGGAGATGAAATCCTAGCAAATATTTGAGCCTCGCGATCATTTAGGCAAAAAGCTAAATTTGCCGCAGCCACGAGAAAAAGCCCGCGCAGCAAACTGAGCGGGCTTACTTTGGGCGCACCTCCCGCCCGACGTCGTCAATATAGCGAAACGCGGCGCGGTTTACAACCTCTTTTTATCGCGTCGTCGAACGAGCGCTACGCAGGCTGATGTTCCCTCAGCCACTCGCGCAACGCATCATTCATACGCGTCTGCCAACCTTCGCCCGTCGCTTTGAAGGCGTCGACAATGTCGACGTCATAGCGCACCGTCAATTGCACCTTGGGCGCTTCGAGCGGCGGACGACCACGCTTGCCTCGCCGCGTCATCTTCGCGAAGTCTTCCGCCGGCACTTCGAACGTGTCGGGATCGGCCGCGATGCCGCGGTTGATTGCCGCGTCTTCCTCGTCCGTCGGCATGACGATCTTACGCTTGCTCGACATAGCTCTTGACCTCCCGCTTGTTCGCCTTACGCATGCTGATGATGTGCATCGAGTCGCCGCGCTGCGTGAACACCACGCAATAGAGGCGATCGCCGATCACACCGAACCCGACTTCGCGCACTTCACTGTAGTCGCGTCGGTCGTCCACGTAGGACAACACGTCCGACCAGTCGAGTTGCGCTGCAAGCGCCAACGACACTCCATGCTTGGCAATGTTCGTTTCGTTCTTGGTCGGGTCAAAGGTGATGTCCATGCAAATTATTGTAGTTACGGTTAATAACAATTGCAAGTATTTTTGTAGCTACAGTATTTCGGGACACTTCAGCAGGCCGCGACGTTTCAGCGGCCCAAGAATCGACCGCTTCGCCTGCTGATACGTCGCATGCGCGTCCAGCAAAGCGGACCGGCGAGGATTGAGCCAGACGCGCGCACCGCATTCCCGGTTCATCTCGCTAACGCGCTTCGCCTTCATGTGCTGCTGAATCGCTGCGCGCTCCTGCCATGCCAATGCATCGACGCAGACGTCAACCAGTTCCGCGCGCCGCTTTGCCGCCTTCCGATCGGCCTTCTCTGCGCGTTCCTCCGCCGTTTCGGTCCGGTCGTCTTCGGCGAAGCCTCGGCACGTGGCGGCGACCCTTCCATGTCCGAGGTTCGGTGTGTATCCCGATTGCCAGTCGTACCACTCGTCGAGCAGTTCCTCTATCTGGTTGCTCTCGTCGATCGTCGGTTCGTTTTGCTCGTTCATGGCAGGACTCGAAACGGGATTCCCCAGTACATCAGCCAGTTAATCAGGACAGTGCGTATCTCCTCGCTGCGCGGAAACCGCATCTCGATTTGGCCGCCCTTGAGTTCGACGCCTTCGAGCGGGCAGCCCGGAAACGCGATGACGCGGCGACCCGTGCTTGCTTCGTTGCGACGCACCGCCATCTTTGCCACGGGCTCCGCAATCTCGCCCTGGTCGAAGTAGAGATAGGCGCTCACGACATCCCCCGCACGTCCCATGCGCTATCTCCGCTCTCGATGAATGCGCCGAGCACGCCCGAATGCCTATTGCGATGCACGTATGCCTTCGTCCGAAAAACGCCCAGCTCCACCCAACGGCCATCGCACTCCGGGATGCGCGATCGATGCATTTCGGGAATAAACGCATCCACCTCGACGGCCGCGACCAACTGGCGCTTGACGGTTGCGATTCGAGCGATTCGAAATACTGTCGCGTCGATCTCGCGCTTCCGCTCACAGACGATAATTCCGCCACGTCCGCGATGTCTCGGCACGCTATACGAGCCGTCCGGAATCTCAACCCACATCCTCACTGGCAATTTGCTTCTCCCATCTTTCAAGCCCGTACCGGCTCCCATTCCTCATATGCCCGATCCCACACATCGAACTTGGCCTGCTTCGGCGTGCCGACCCGGTTCTGATCGATCCACGCGTGACACGCGACGCAACCGGGAACCGTAAATTCGTTTATCGCCTTCATCGCCCCGGCCTTCCCGTGGCGCGATTGGTTCGAGTGGCACGGCACAACGGTTTCGTCGAGCGGGTTAAGACGGCACACACCCGGCACACGCAGAAAGCACGGTTCGCCGCGGCACGCCGCCAAATACTTCGAACCCTCGGCGACGGTCGGCCGCTTGATCCGCTTCACGATCGCCTTCTGACGCTTCAGCGTCGCCGTTCGCGTCAGGCTGCTGAACGGCGAATGCCGCTTTCGTTTGAATCCCGTTCGCTTCATTGGCGCTGATCGCTTCACGACTCGACCTTCCAGCCAAACTTCGATGCGACATAGGCGCGCATAGCAGCGATGAGCGGCGTTGCGCCAGTTCCATCTGGCGCATCCGTCTCGTAACAACTCCCCCTCGTCCACGCGCCCCACTCCCTGCCGTAGCCGTAGAGATTTATGCTGATCCTCTCGCGCTCAATGACCCGACCACCAATCGCCCAGTCCGTCGACGGCGACCACGGTTCATATTCGATCCATTCGTGTGACGTCTCCCGACCTTGCATGCACCGACCGCCGAGGATCGTCGGATGCCAACCAGCCGCACGGCCGACCCAATAGTCGAGTTGAGCGCCTTGTAGTTCGCTGACCTTCATGCGATTCCCCTTGCCCGCCGCACCATTTCGCCGATAACGAACGTAGCGAGCTGAATCGAACGTTCGCGCGCACTGCGCTGCTCGGCGACGCGGATCTGCTCACGATCGCGCCACGAGAGAATGACCTCCGGAAACGGTTTCCCCGTCCATCGATAGCCGTATGGCCGCCGACGTCCGACCTTCCGCAGATAGCCGTGCTCGACCAGCCGCGGCGTGCGCTTCTTCGTCGTCGACGGGTTCTCGTCGATCGCGTCGGCGATCTCGAGCACCGTGCGGCCCGGATTGTTCTTCACGAAGTTGCAGATCCGCCGCTCTTGCGGGTTCATGCTCGCTGTTGTCACCCCTCCTCCCTACTTGATTTCAGAAATGTCGATGTCATGTACCGACTTCATCAAGTGGCGCTTGATCCGGTATTCGCCCGTGATCGCGCCTTTCACGTCCTCGACGACCTGCACTCCGTCTCGCGTATAGACGAAGTCGGCGATGTAACGCAGCGCCGGGCGCTTCCGACTTGCGATGACCACACCGGGTGCGAGCTCGAAGACGACCTGACGCCGAAGACCGCTGATCAGCCCGACGTCTTGTTGCTTGATCAACTCGAACCATCGCGACCGCTCGCGCTTGCTGTCGAACCTGATGCCGTCGTGCTCGCACTTCGTGTTGCGGTACTTCGAGCGCTTCGCCGTCATTACCGGCGTGAAGAGTGGCCGGTCGAGGTCGCCGGATGCGATTTCGTCGAATTCGGAGTTCGGCTGCTTGCCCGTGCGGCGCGCCAGCTCGCGCTCGGCGAAGCTGCGACCGATAGTTCGGTCGTCGCGCACGCGTGCCGTGCCAACCATCGCCGTACCCTCGGGAACGACGAGCGGCCATGAAGCGCGCTTCGTCACGTCGCCTCCTGATCGCGCGGGATGTCGTTGAAGTACCGGTACAACTGCTCGTAGGTCTCATTCCCGAAGCGGGCAGCCTCGCGCAGCATTTCCTCCATCGCCTCGCCTGGGCCGGCCGCCTTGACGACGCGTGCCTTAAAACGCATGAACACTTCGCCCTCGCGCTGCTCGATGCCGAGTTGCTTACCGCGGTCAGTGACACCTTGCGCGCTCTTGTGCCAGTCGGAAGGAACGTCCTGCCCGCTCGTCGTCGTGCCGTCCGGCTTCACCGGGAACAGCCCCGTCCAGCCGCGCAATACCGCTTCGTCGATGCAGTCCGCCGGGGCATGCCCAAGCTCTCTCAGCTTCTCGAGGCGGCGCAGCGACACTTTCGCCGCCGGGCGTGTCCACGGCGCCGACTTCTCCGCCGCTTTCGCCTCGCGGTGCTCGCACCAGTCGAGCCACGCGTCGACGGGCAACCAGTCGGGCAGCTCGATTGATCGCAGTTCGCCATGCAACGCAACTCGCGGCGCACGCCGCGCGGGTTGATGGTTCTCTGATGGTTCTATGACGGTTCCTGATGATTCGGGTGCAAAAGCTTTGCACCCTTTAGTGCTGTGATTTGCACCCTTTATGTCGCCAGTTGCACCCTTTACGTCGTCGTTTGCACCCTTTCCACTGGGTGCATTTTTTGCACCCTTTGAACACGACGAAATGGGCGCAAGTTCTGCACCGTTTATCCAGTCCGAATTGATTCGGTATTCGCGCGTATTCCCACGCCCGCCCTTCGACTCGCTCACGAGAATTAGCCAGCCCGACTGCTGCATCCGGCGAAGCTGGTACTGCACTGCACGCGGCGATTGGCGCGTCTTCGCAGCCAACTTGTCGACGCTCGGATAGATGTGCGTCCCGTCGTCGTGCGAATGGTCCGCAAGTGCCAGCGCGAGAATCATCTCGCCGCCGCCTTCCGGATAGCGCTCGAACACCGCGTTCATAACCTTGACGCTCATAGGCTCCTCAGTGCCCGCACGGCAACGCGCCGTCAGCGTCAGTCTTTGCGCCACATGACAGACACGTACGCGTGGCCGCTGCGCGAGCTGTCACCGCAACGGGCGTCACTTCGCCAGCGCGCGCCGGAACGGGCTCTTTGATGTCGGTCGGAGTCAAGACGCTCTCCCGAAAGTCAAGCGATAGGCGCTCGGGTGACCGGGCCGGCGCGTAATGCGCAGCGCACCGGCCTCCTCCAACGTGCGAAGGGTCGACGACACGGTCACGCGCGTCACGCCCGCGAATTCCGCAATGGCGTCGATCGACGGATCGCAATTCCCCTGCTCGTCGGCCAACCGCGCCAGAAAGATCAGGATCACCTTGGCCGTCGGCGGGAACTGCTCGCGCATAGCGCGGTTGAGGTGCTCGAAACTCATTCGGCGGCCTCCTGTGCGCTTTCCGCGTCGTCAATACCGAGCACCCATCGCAGCGCCGCCAAGCGCTCGCCCGTCGCCTCCGCGAGCGCCGCCTCGATCTGCTTACGCGGACGTACGCGTGCCGCCGTACCGCCGAGCACGGCCTTCTGCGCACGCGAGCGCGCGTGCCCTTCCTTGCCGTCAGCGGCATCGATCAACGCCTGAACCTTCGCGCGTTGCTCGTCGGGCGACAGCTTCGCAAGCTTCAGCGCGTGCGACACAGTGATCTGTTCCGCCTCAACAGCGTCACGCACCGCCATGCAGCAGTCGAGCAGCTTCAATGCGGAGCGCACGGTCGGCACCTCGACGCCGAACACGACGGCGATAGCATCCTCGGTGTGGCCGACGTCGAGCATGCGAGCCATCTTCTCGGCCCGGTTGATCGGCGAGTCCTCTTCGCGGATCTCGTTCGTGCTGACCATCATTCCGACAAACGACTTGTCGCTGTCGCGCATGACGCGCTTCGGGATCGCCGGAATCGTGATCGGCTCTTCGCCCGCCTCGATCAGTTGACGGTTCAGCTCGCGCGCGTTGATCACGCGGCGACGGCCGTCGATCACGAGGTTCTCGCCCGTCTCCGGGTCTTTGTAGAAGAGCACCGGCTCAAGCACGCCCTGCGCCCGGTAGTTCCGAACCGTCTTCGGGTTCGGCGCCTGATGTACGCGCCGGTCGTACAGCGGGTGCTTCGGGTCCGTGACGAGCGTCAGCTTGTCGGGGTCCATCGAAAGGACGTTGCCCTTGCCCGACGCCCCATAGACGTCGATTGAGTTTTTGGCCATCAGTGGCTCCTATTGAGATAGTTTGTGAATGGAGCTATTCGCAAAGCCCGTATGCGGACGAGCACGTCGTCGCAGGTTCTGCGTCCGCGAGAAGGTCGTATTGCCGACCGCCACGAGTCGTCTTCGACCACTCGACGACTTGCCAGATGTTTCCTCGCTCCCGCGCCGTGTCCGTCTCGCCTGGGGCCGGGAAGAAGGTGGAGTTGCCACGCTTCGACGCATCCGAAACGATGCCTTCCCACTCGGCGATCATCTCGATGTGGTCGCGGTCACGCATATCCCATTGCCGGATCTCGTCTTTACCAGCATTGATGCAGAGGCAACCGACGCGCTTGCGGCCTTGCAGGTAGAGCGGGTTCGGTCTGATACCGGCTACGCGGTGCGCTTCGAATATGGATTCGGCCGTCCAGCGCAATACCGGCCGATAGATGAACAGCCCCCCGCCGACCTCTTCAAACGATCGGACGCATGCCCCTGTGCCCTGCAGGCGGTTGCGGCGCGCCTCGCTCTCCTCGATGCGGACACCTTGCCAAGACCACACAGCAACACCCGCCTCATCGATCAGGTTCAGCGCGTACTCATTCAGAGGCTCAGTCTTGAGGAAGTACGTGCAGAACTGAGCCATGCGGCTCGGGAAGCGCCCCTTGATGATGCAAAGGTCGAGGAAGGGGATGCCGGTCGGCCCACGCTCGAACACGGCTAAGGCGCGCAGGACGACGTTCTCAGGAACACCCTTCTCCGGCCACTTGTCGCGAACGTAGTCGCGCCGATGCCACCACTCGGGAGTGAAGTCACGCTTGAGACGCGCCACCGGGATCGACAGGACGTCTTCGAGATAGTCGACATACTCGTAGGTAAGACGGTGCTCGTTGCCTGTATCCGCCATTGCGACACGGACGTTCTCGTGTCCGTGCAGCTCGAGCGCGACGAGCAGCGTCGCGGTGCTGTCCTTTCCGCCGGACAATGAGACGACATGAAGGATCGGGCGCTCGCTCATGCAATCACCTCCCGCATGAAAGGCTGTACTGCGGATGCGATATGATCTGCGCTCAGAAACGCGCCCGTTCCAATACTGAGAGAGACCAACTCATGGCCACCATCGTCCACGACTGTCCTCATTGCCTTGCAACAAGAGCAGCGTTTGACGTCGCCTTCGCACAACCACATCCGACGCAAGGCGGTCTGTGGAACCTCCTCGCCATTTGCCCGGCATGCGGACTCGCTATATATGCGAAAGTCCGAAGCCCATCGCCGCACCACAACCCGAAGGCATACGTTGGGAACCTGATGCTGGCACAGGGCTATTTCGTAGCAGCAGTGTTTCCAGAGGCAGAGCAATCGCCAGCTCCGGAGCACGTCCCGGAGGCTGCGGGTAGAGCATATGAGCAAGGGGCGCGATGTCTGGGTCGAAGCGATTTCACACCCGCCGCAGCTATGTTTCGGCGCTGTTTGGAAATTGCCCTCAAGAAGTTCAGTCCGGACATTGAAGCGTGGAAACTCGAGAAGCGAATCGATAGGCTCGCGGACGCTGGCAAGATCACGCAGGATCTGAAAACCTGGGCGCATCGGGTCCGCCTTGACGGCAACGATGCCTTGCATGAGGAAGAAGAATTTACACGCGAGTCGGCCACCGAGCTTATGGAGTTCACGAGACTGCTGCTGACTTATCTCTACACTCTTCCCGAGAAAATTCGACTTAGGTTGGGACAAGCAGACGCTAATTCGGCAGACACTTCGTCCAGTACATGACACGCGCGTTGCCCAAACTGCTCGATCGGCTTGAACGAAGCGCGCCAGCTCGCCCTTGGCAATACGGCAGCTCGAGACCGATGCGGCGCATCGAATCTCGTCAATCTTGCGATCTTGGAAATTGAACAAATTCACAAGCCGACGGTTCATTCGGCCATGCCGCGCAGCCGCGCGGAGATATCGAGAAGCACCTGCGCGTGCTTGAAAATTCGGTGATCCACGCGCTCGATCTCGTGCCGCTCGACACGGCCGTCTTCGAGCGTCTTCACGATCTCCTGTCCGACGTCGCCGTGCGTCGACCACGCCTTGCCCATCAGCTCGACGATCGCGGCGTCGCAGCAATCAACGGCGCTCGGCAATTTCACGAGCGCGTAACCACGCGTCGCTGCCCACGCTTCGAGCATCCGATCGTCGTTGGCCACGTCCGTCGCGCGAACCGCGTCAGCGAGCCCGAGGTGATGCGTTGCGTTGTTCGGGTTCACCTTGTTCCGCAGCACCGCCGCCGACATACCGAGACGCGGCGCGAGCGACTCACTGCCGCCCGGGTAATCGTGAACAACCGCGTATGCGGCGTCGATGATGTTCATTCAATCCTCATCTGAACGTTGTTTGTCGCGGTAAGGACTACTAAAGTGTGTCCCTATGGTGCGAACGAAAATTCAATTTCCTCAACCGCGCCATGCAGGCGCGATCTACTGCATTGGGCGAGGGTCCCGAGCTTTCGTCTTAGAATTGGCAGCTCTCACACAACCATTTCCATACGGGGACCCCCATGAAGGATCTAAAAGACGTGGCTGACCGGATCTGCGAACTGAAGGGCGAAAACATGGCGCTTCTTGCAGTCGTTGACGCTCTACTTCGGTCGATGTCCAAAGATCAACTCAATCGGTTCATCACGGAGCACACTCAAGCACTTGAGGTGGCTCGTGTGACATTGCTCAACAGCGAACGGGCCGGCGATGGCGTCCTGTCGTCGTTTGAACGGTATTCCGAAGGCTTCTCCAACTTGGCCCAGTCGATCCGATAGCTGCCTCGTAGTAACGGACCGTGGCTTTCTGGCGCTCAGTCCGCAAGTTGAGCGCCGGCCGAATCAGCCACAGGACGAAACGCGCGTACATGCGCTTCATGAAGTCTCCCTCTGTTGGGTACGCGCGTTGACACTCTGGACACACCGGAACTCGACGCCATCGATCAAGACGCGCCCCGTTCCAATGGGACTTGCCTCGATCGTCACAGCGCACTTGTCGTTAGTATTTGTCACGTTGACTCCTTCCGCTGGCCCGTAAGGGACAGCATGCCCAATAGGATATCTTTAACCCAAACAAGATAAAATAACTGAAAGCGATTTCGCCCCTTACTTCATTGAACCCGAGGGCGTCATCCCGCGAGCTCCTTCTGTTGAGCGAGCATGGCGTCACGCAATGCGACATAGGTGCGCAGGCTCACAGATGACACCTCTCCCCGCGCAACGCGTTGAATAGTCTTTGGGCTAAGACCGATGCTCAAGGCAATTCGGGTCCACTGCCCGCGCCGTTTCCAAAGCCATGATCGGATGAGGTCTAGTTCGTTCATGGCACGATAATAGACTTATTTGTCCCAACAAACAAGACACATAAGTCCCGAACAACTCAATATTCTTTGGGACATGAGTGACCTACGCGAAAACTTGAGAATTGCCGTCGATGAACTGATCGGTGACGGACGGAAATTTGCCAGTGGGCGTGAGCTTGCCCAGCGCGCGCATACCCTCGGCCTTGTTGAAAGCGCCGATAGCTTTGCGCGCACCGTCAATCGGGTTCGCTCTGGCGATAAAGACGTTCAGCTTTCGACTGTCGACATCATTGCTAAGACTGTTGGGAAAAATGCGGTCGACCTCATTGGACGGGACGCTTCGCACACCACGGCGAGCCCCCCCCCCACCATGCCCCAATCGTGGAAAAGCCTGAGTCCCGAGGCGCTATCCCTTGTCGACGTTATTGTGAACGCCGACGCGAGCGGCCTTTCGCCCGATGTATTCAGGTCAATCAAGTCCCTGATCGCGACAATCGCGTTTACAGATCCCACCAACAACGACGGCGCTCTTCCTCACCTACAACCATAGAGTGTCCCATCCCATCTGGATCGACAGCCCGGATAGGCTCGAGTGCGGAGTCGTATGCAAGTGCGCGATTGCTGGCGACAATTCGTTTTCTGTTTTTTGTCAGTGTCAAACCCGGCTCCCCAAGCAGCGTAACAAGCCACTCAGTGTCTGAATGAGCGGCCTTAATCAGCACGATCCTTCCAATTAGGGCCGGGTTCCATGCTTCTTTGATTTTCGCTATATCGCCTGGCTTACAGCGCGGGCTCGCCGTCGATTTTTCTCTCATCACCACCCCTGGTCTTCTTTTCTTCGTTACAAATACTGTACATGCATACAGTATTTTGCCAAGGACAAACCGGCCTATCAATGACAATTCTGACAGGGCGTAAGGAGAAGTCGATCAACCATCCCGATCAAGATAAGTTATATCCTATTTAAGCCAATATGAACGTAGGACTTCATTTTTGGGATGCCGGTCAGCCGGGAGCGACCGCGAACTTCCCGGACCTGCAATTGATTGCAGATCCGGGATGACGTACCCTGCAGCACGTCACACCACGCGCCGCCACATTTCGGCAGTGTCAATTTGTCACAACAATGTCTGAACGTAGGTACCGCTCCCCCTTGAATTCGGGCATTAGGGGCCGATAATCAATCTGCACGTGCAAAATTTTGCAGGTACAATCCGCCAGGTAATTTGGCACCGCAACAATCCTGTCGCATCTCTTGGAGAGTCCATATGAGTATCAAGGGTAAGACCGGGACCATCCATGGAGTGGAGGTCCGAGCCCGCCAGTCCACTCAACAGCCGACCGTGAAGGTGACAACTCAGTCGCCGGCGGGGCGAAAGGCGATTCTTAACGCCGCGAAGACGGTTTACGAGCAGCACCATTCGGTCATTCAAGCACTCGCGAAACGATGATTCTGGATGTGGATTTGGTTGTGCTGGTGCACGATTTCATCCTCTCGCGAGAACCTGGCCTAGACGGTCATACGAATAGGGGCGCCTTGGAAGGTGCCCTTGGTCGTATTGGGAATCGAATCCACTACGAAGGGCTCGAGGACGTGTTCGAGATTGCCAGCATGTACGCCGTGGCGATCGCGCGGGGCCATGCCTTCTCTGACGCGAACAAGCGAACTGCTCTCGTGTCTGCCCTAACATACTTGCTGGTCGAGGGATACGAAGTCGCCCGTACGCAGGCACTCGAAGAAATCATGGTCGATGTCGCGAAAGGTCAACTGAATTATCTTGATCTAGCGAACATTTTCTCAACGCTTGCCAGACAGGCGCCAAGTACGCCCAATCTCTGACCCATCTTTTGAGCCTCGGCTCAGCCGAAGCTTTTCATTTCCGACTCCACTCAAAATCCCCCCGGAAGAGCGTTGGCTCTGGCCGCCGTCAGCACAACGTGATCTCATCATCACCGAGCCCCCTACGCCTCTACCAGCCAGCAAACCCGGCGCATGTTTCCATAGGCCAACCGTCGCCTTCCCCTCAGCGCTCAACTGCTCGAAGATCGTGAGCACGTGGCAGGGCGCCATGGCTCCCTCCCTGCGAAGTTCAACGCAAGGAATGGACATTTCGTCGGCAGCTTAGCGCGCGCTTCGCGTCGTAGTTCCCACACCGAATACAATCCTCATTCTTTCGATTTCATTCCCAAAAAACACCGACGAATAGGGGGACTATATGAAAATGAAGCACCTAGCAATGGCGTCGTTGGCAGCGGCCGCACTGGCGATCGTCAGTCTGACAATTTACGTCGACTCGCGAATCGATCAGCAAACTTCGCGATCACTCCGTATCGCAAAATTTGCATCCGTAAGCGTGCGCAGTGTCTTGTTAGCAGACGAGATGCTCCAAAACACAGATGCCGGTTCGTTTCCAGCTCTCTGTGGAAAGCTACGCGAGACAATCGGCAAAGCATCAGATAGCCCCGCTCCGTCTATCTGGGAAAGCGGCAACATTCACGCCAAAACAAAGGCCTACCTGACTTCAACATCTCGTCTCCTTGGCGCCCTTTCAGATTACCGATCACTTACCCATCGAATTCATACAACCAGTCAAACGCGCGATACCGCCCTGAGAGAAGTGTCGAGCTTCGGCATCTCACCGCCCAAGTATGCGAGCGACATCGAGCGCGCTGCGGCCTCCGAACTCGAAATTCTCACTGGAAAAGTTGCGCCAAGCAAACAAGCGCTCATGGCCGCCATGGTGTCCGTCGAGCAAACAGGCCAAAATTTGGCGAATACTATTGGAGATATTTCCCTGCCGTCATCCGAAATCCAGGCAGCGGTTCAGCGCCATCACCTATCGCAATAGCATCACGAAATACTGCCTCCGCCCCGCTCTGCAGTTAATGTTGAGCTCCTCCAGAGCGTCGTTACGGCGCTCTATCTCACAGTCCGACGAAAAGTAAGACTCAAGAGTCCCACATCAGGACACAAAAGTCTTGACAGCGGGTCTTATATGTCTCAATATCCAATCCAACGCAGCACTGCACGCTGCGCCTCCGCTTCGGCGGAACGCTCTTTAACAATACGACGCTCAGGGCAAGCTAGATCGCGGCGCGAATTGCGGTTCGGACAATCCCGAAGAGCCCGATGCCCCCAAGGGTCGCACCCGCGAGGTCCAGTGCGATCCCCCATGCCTTCGGCTTCCACCGATGCAGGGTGATCTTCATGTTGAAGTGAAGATTGATCGCCTCTTGGCGTGGGTGATTGATCCATTCGCCTATGCCGACCAGAAATAGGCCAAGCGAAAGTAGGATGAGCGATGCGTTTGAGATAACAAGCAAATCCACCGTAATCGACAACACGAAAAGCACCAAAGATAGGGGTATCAGCACCTTGTACCAGTGGTCGAGAGTTAGATTCTTGAATACGTTTAATGCTTCCAATGGCGGCCCCCGTGTGCTGAATTGTGTGTTTGGCGACTGCATTCTATGCGCATAACCGACGGGGCCGCCATACCTTCCCTGAGCATCGTGTGCAACTAGTGTGCCGGGACCCGTAAGGGAGCAACCGGCCGGCTCTACGGTGTAGCCGAGAAACGGGGTAGCGCCCGACACCACTCAGCTTTCATGAGATGGGGTCCTGCCGATGCGGACGTGGTCTGGCCGCGGCGAGGGAGCCAGAGGACGCCGGAGTTGGTCGCGACGCACATGGCGGTTCGCGAGATAGCCGGATTGTCGTTCGGAGGGGAAAGCGAAGCCGAAAGTCGCGGCAGTGGCCCCATCCCATGAAAACTGACAAGGAAGCAGATCGATTGGTGCTACGCCCTGATCGTTGTATTGAATTCGGACTACTAAATCATGAGAGGAAACGAGGATCGCGATCGTGACTCTTCGAAAGGAGATCCAGTGGAATCGAAACGGAAGCTGCCGACCGTATCGGTCGAGTGGCTTGAAAACGCAGCAGCTGACCTCGAAGTCAGCGCAAACGCGAGCCGTGAGACGTGGGCGGTACTCGGCCTATCTCATCGGTACAGCGAGAACATCGGCCGCGCCCATGCAATGCGGCACGCGGCCCGGTTGAAGCTCGAATACGACCGACGCCTCTTTCTACGGTCGATCGGGCTCAAGGTCTAGGAGACGATCGTGAGCCAAGCCGCAAAGAACCTCCTCGAACTGCGCCGTCTGCCTCGCGGCGCGCTTGTCGAGCACCTGTTGCGCGAAGTTGCAAGCGATCTGATCGCTCAGGGCATCGAAGATCTTCGCGGAGGCTGCTGAGGTGAAGCACTTCGTGACTGGGGCTTTGGCCCTGCTGATTCTCTGGCTCGTCGTCGAGGTTACGCGTGCGATGAAGCACATCGGCCGCAACGAGCACCACATGCACTGACCAACCGCGCCCGCTACAGGAGAACGATGATGGGCAAACAAACCGTACTCGAAGCCTGCAACCGCGTCGCCGACGTTGCGGATCTTCCCTTCTACACCGAGCTCGTCGATGCGCTTCGCGGCGCAATGGTAGCGCTGACGGCTTCTGAGCCCACGATGAAGCACTATCCGGAAGCCGTCGCACGCCATGAAAAGGCGATCCGTGACGCTAAGTCATGCATCAAGCGAATCGATCAGGACGCCGCCTGACCAACCGCGCCCGCCCTGCGGGCAATCACAACCCACCGGGGACCGCGATGCTTCACATCCATGCAAATCACGAATACAACGTCCGTGAAACCCTGACATGGGCCAAGCTCCAAGACGCCATCGAACGCCATGATCGCAACTACTTCGCCGGACATTGCCTCGACGCAATCGAGCTCATGCCGTCCGGCGCCATGCAGCGCATTGAGCCGGCAGCCGATACGTCCATCGAGCCTTTCGCCGCGTCGACCCATGCATACCGTCGGTAATTGCGACGACACGAGACCATCATGAACAGAGTCGCTTTCGACAATGACCTACTCGCCGCGTGCGCTCGGCCGAACGGGCGTCTCGCTCGGGCTGTCGGGATGATCCTCGCCTACGGCATCACTATCGGCTGTGTGTGGTTCCTCTGCGTTGCACGTCGAGCAGGTGCCGTCTAGTCAAGACGATTTTAGCCATCCGCTTCGCGAAGACTGTTAGCAGGTTTGAGGCCGAGCTTCGCTCGCTCTCCACTCAGCCAATGCTCAATTTTTCTAGATGCTTCGTTAGCAGATTTAACCCGACTTCGCGCTTTATCGCGAGATTCTTGCTTTAGGTATGTGGCGCCAGAGTTCTCATTTCTTTGCTGTATCGCCCTCACCGAATATGTCACGAACCGCTGGATGTCTATAACGCTACTTAGCACACATCAGGCGGAACGCCTCGACCGTAAAGCGTGCGCAACGAAAGCTGCACGTCGGAAAGACGATCGAGATCGAACTTGAAGACGCTGCCATTAATGAAGTTCGCGATGTATTGGTTGGCCACGGTAATAGCAGCCACAGCGTCTGTTGCGACGACGAATGCTAGTTCCGCTTCAATGACACGCGCTTGAGCAGAACTTCGAAGCAATTGCGTCATTTGATGTTGCGCTTGATATCTAGCAACGAGAAAAGCACCAGCGATTGCAAAAATCGAGCCGACCGCCTGAACCCATGAAGCCCATTCGCTCGAGCTTCCGGGCAGATGCGCAATCAGGCACGCAATCGTGAGTCCGAGTGCAAAACCTCCGAGTCCGACAGCCGTATCCCGCGGCAATTGCTCCGCGCGCAGTTCTTTCGAGTTCATCGCTCCCCGCTTGCTTTGGTGAGAATCCTAGCACGACGACCTTCCGCATAGCCGCGGACGTTCCGGCGCTTCGGACGCGTGGCTTTTTGTGACCAACGCAAGCCACACCGCAGTTCCCCGCCCGCCGCGCGCGGGATTTCCTCTCGGATAAGCGCGGCCTTTCGGCGGGGCGGCCCGTATGCGCGCCCCGCCATTTTTTACCGGAGATACCAATCAAAACCGCTTCGAAGCTCATCGTCGCGGCCGTGCTGTTTCTCGTGCTGCTGTCGATCGTCACCCCGTGGCTGGTGAATCAGGACAGCAGCATCACCCTGCTCGCCGTGCCGTTCGTGTGGCTGGCATATGCCGCCGCCTTTGTGAAATTCATCCCCCCTCATTTCAAGGAGACCAAGTGAAACGCCTGTTTCTGATTCTGATCCTCGCGCCGACGATGTTCCTCGCGGCCGGCTGCGATAACGTCCCGGCCGGCTACGTCGGTGTGAAGGTGCAACGCTACGGCGACGACCGCGGCGTCAACGTCGAAGTGAAGGGGCCCGGGCGCTACTTCAACGGGCCCAACGTCGACATGTTCATCTTCCCGACGTTCACGCAGTCCTACGTGTGGGACAAAGCTGGCAAGTCCGACGAGTCGTTCACGTTCCAGACGGTGGAGGGGCTGTCGGTCAACACCGACATCGGCGTGAGCTACGCGATCCCGCGTGAGAACGCGCCCAAGGTGTTCCAGAAGTATCGGCGCGGAGTCGATGAGATCACGGGCGTCTACCTGCGCGCGATCGTGCGCGACGCCCTGAATCTCGCTGGCGCGTCGATGGCGGTCGAGGACGTCTACGGCAGGGGCAAGGCGGCGCTACAGCAGCGCGTCGAGGACGAGGTAAAGGCGAACGCCGCGAAGGTCGGAATCAGTGTCGAGAAGGTCTATTTCGTGAATCAGATGCGCCTCCCCGAGCAGGTCATGAACTCGATCAACGGGAAGATCGCAGCGACGCAGATCGCGCAGCAGAAGGAGAACGAACTGCGTGCAGCCGAGGCGGACGCGGCAAAGCAAGTCGCGATCGCCAAGGGCGAGGCCGAAGCGCTCGAGGTGAAAGCGAAAGCACTACGCGAGAACAGCCAAATCCTGCAACAGATGGCGATCGAGAAATGGGACGGCAAGCTCCCCCAGTACATGGGCTCGAACAGCGTCCCGTTCGTCCAGATCAAATAACGAAATTCTGAGCCCACGCCCGGCTCTCCCCTCGGATATGGGCGGCCTTTAAGGGTGGCCAGTTCGGCACCCTCTTTTTCTCCCGCGGAGATTCAAGAGCGGACGCTCGGCGGTGGCGGTTGGGTCCCGCCATTCCCTCAAATTGATGCCAAGCAGTCATGCAACGCTGCCTTATGCGAGCGCTGAGTGTCCGCCCTTGAACCCCTGCTTGAGCTGGTGCCTGTACGGACCAGCACCTTTTTCGAATTCCAATGACGTGCATAAGGACCAAGCCATGAAAGAACTGCAACAAGCCGTCTCCACTGCCTTCTCGAACATCGTCGCGGCCGGCGCGATCGAGAAGGCGATCGAAGAAAAGTTGACGAAGACGATCACCTCGATCCTCGACGAAGAACTCCGCTCGTACTCGACCTTCGGCGAGCAATTGAAAGAGCACGTCAAAACCGCGCTGCAAGTCGATTTGCATAACCTTGGTCTGCCCGGATACAACGACCTCATTCTCAAGATCATCCGACAGCAGGTCGACGCGCAGTTGAACGCGACAATCAAAACGCAGATCGAGAAGCAGATGAAGGAGCTGCTCGCGCCCGCACCGGCCGAAATCAAGCTCTCGCAACTCGTCGAGGAATTCATCAAGGACGAGCATACCAATCGCCAGTACCGCCCGTGCTCGTGCGATGAGTCGGATCGGATCACGCTGATTGTTCGCGAAGCGAGCATCACCAGTTCGAAGTTCTACCACATCTACCTGGACAAGGAGAGCGATACCGAACACTACAAATGCCCGTATCAGATCGACGTCCACGACGGCCAGGTGTACAGCGTTCAGATCGATCAAAAAGACCCTAGCAAGGCGCTGTTTGTCGGCCCCATGCACGGCTTCAAGCGCCGCCTGTTTCAGCTCTACGCCGCCGGCACGAAGCTGATCATCGACGGCGACGAGAACAGCATCAATACCTACTACCCCGGCCGCGACTATTGAACGGAGGCACGACATGACGAATGAGACGAAACCGCGCGCGAACGGCATCGTGAACCTGACGCAGTACGCATTCGAGCTTGTCGGTGCTGTCGACAGGCTGCCTGAGTCTCCGCAGCGCGACGAGGTACTGAAGCAAGCAAAGGCTCTTCGGCTCGACCTCGCGACCGCGACACGGGAATCGCTCTTCGACGGCTTCGTTTCGCTCGAAGGGCTGCGAGCAAAGCTGCTCGCACCGCGCGAGATCCAGCGCGACGAACAAGGCTGGCTGACGCATCCCGAGCTTCCCCTCTGCGACGAGGATGTACGCGTCGACAGGTTCCTTGAAGCGTTCGGCATCGAATCGGCATTCATCAGCATGGAATCCGACGTCGATGCCGAAAGCTACGAGCAGTACTACGAGCGCGCTGACGCCGGTTGCAGCGCATGGACGCCGACGCCACCCGATGGCGAAGGTTGGGTGCTGCTCGAGATTTACGACACCGAAGACGGCCCGCACGCGCTGTTTGCACGTGCAATTCCCCCCAAGGTGCGCCGCGATCGCACACGGCATACAACGGAGCCGACCGGGCGCACATCCGCAGAACAAGCCGCCTATCGGGCGGGGTTCGACGAAGGTAAGAGACAAATGGCTCTCGTCGTCCTGCAATCGCGCAAGCCGATCGACAAGCTATTGGAGGAACTTTGAGCGTGATGAAGAAATCGACGAACGCGAGCACCGAGGCGCAGCTCATTACTCCGGCGGCGCTGACGGACGAGCAGCGAGGGTTGATCGAACGCGCAGAAGACCGCCTTCGCGGCCGCGGTGCCGAAGACGCAGATGCAGCGAATGGGCTACTCGAGGTGTTGATTGCCCATCCTGCCCGGCCCATTGCCCATGACGAGGCAGCGCAACCCGAGAAGAGCTGCGCTGACGCGCCATACGGCAACGCCGAGAAAGCCGAAGATATGCGGATGATAAAGCTCGTGTTGGACGACTACACCCGCAACGGCATCGCCACGATGACTGAATCAGAGAAGGTCTCCTACTTGTCCGCGTCGCTGCTGTCCGCTTACCAACTGCTTCGAAGCGTCGTGGGCGATGAGTGGGTCATGGGATGGCTTGAAGCGGCTTTGCACGAAGTGATGACCACGCCGTGTGCGGTCGAGATCCGCAAACCGTCTTGAATCGAGGTTCGACCATGAACGACCAACAACAGAGCCGCGCTGATGCGCTGACAAAACTGGTTGAGAGCTACGGACATGCGCTTATCAAGCAGCGCAGCGAAGAAGCCAGCGCCATCCTCGAAATGATTCACGGGTTCGCCGCGTCCTCTGCCGAGCATCCCGCAGCAGCGCCGATCATCCCCACGCCAGCCGACAAACGGGCGGCGTTCGAGGCATGGTGGACCCGAGACGTTCCGATCGAATACCGATCGATGCTCCCACTGCTTCTCCAGCGCAACGCCAAAGGCGAATACGACAATCCGCGCTGCGAAGGTGCGTGGGAGATTTGGCAAGCCAGCGCGGCAGCATCGCCCGCTGCGAGCGAGCCGCTCGGATGGATTGCCGAAGGTATCGACGGATATAGCAAGCCGACGCACTACATGAACAAGGACGAGTCGATGGTGCGCGCGTATGCCGGCCGACTGTTCGGCAAGATGACGGTGCGCCCTCTCTCCTATGCGGACGCTCCCATGGTGCCCGGTGCGGACGCGGTGGCGTGGGTTCGCAAGCATCCGGACACCAGGGCGTTGTCGGGCGACTGGCTCTGGAATGACGCTATCGAGCAATGCCGCAAGGATTCGGGAGTTTGGTTTCCGCTTGGATTTCTCGGCGCTCGCCCCGCTCTGCCGGAAGAACCGGCGGCGATCCATCAGGTAATCCATCAGGTGTGGGTTGAAGAGACGAGTTCGTGGACCGACGTCACACCGGCGTATTACGCCGAACGACAGCCGAGCAATCGTCGTCGCGTCTACTATGCCCCTCAACCCGCGCAGGCCGACGCACCGGCAGAGGCGCGCGAGCCGATCGCGTGGGTAACTGATGACGACCGGGCAATCACCGCCGCGCAAAAGCAACGCGCATTGGCAGATGGTGGCGCTACCGCATCATCGGTGCGGCCGTATTCGATTCCGTGCTACGCCGTCAGCGCCCCCGCCGATGCGGGAGAGGCGCGCGAGCCGATCGGGCCGCACGATCTGAGCACCACTGCGGGCGGCCGGAGCTACGTGGCCGAGTTCTTCGCGAAGCGCCTGCGCCGGCATGACTTTGGCCGCTACATCACGGGACAGCTCGCTGCCGACTTCGCCTGCTCGCTTGCCGCGTACCTGCGCGACCACGATCACGCCGCCGCTGACGCGGGAGAGGCGCAGCCGTACGCCTACGTCGCACCAGTGAGCAATTACGCCACGCGCAACAAGATAGTCGCGGATCGGATCGGCGGCCTGATACCCGTCTACACCGCCCAGCCCGCCGCGAGGGTGGCGAGCCTGACGGACGCTGCGCGCGACATGCTCGCCGAGCGCCGCCGACAGGTGGAGGCGGAAGGCTGGACGCCCAAGCACGACGACGAGCATGACAAAGGTGAAATGGCACGCGCCGCCGCTTGTTATGCGCTACACGCCGGCTCTTGCTTTGCATGGAGAGCCGATGCGTACCAGTCTGCAAAACCTCATGAAGGCAATCCAGCCGCGCAGAATAGCCTTTGGCCTTGGGATATGCAGTGGTGGAAGCCGAAGGACCCGCGCCGCGACCTCGTGCGCGCCGGTGCACTGATCCTCGCCGAGCTCGAACGTCTCGACCGTGCCACCCTTCTCAACGGAGCCGACAAATCATGAACTGCAATTGCATAAGCGAGATCGAGATCAAACTGGCCAAACGCTACAGCGAAGAACTCGGCGCGGACGCTTCGGCCGACTGCCAATCGGCCGGATTCTCCATGTCTAGCAATTCGATACGCGTGATCCACAAGACCGAGTTCAAGATCGTCGCGCAGGCGAAAGGATTCATGCGCGGAAAGCTGATTCCGGTCATTTCCAGCTACTGCCCGTTTTGCGGCAAGTCAACTGCCGAGGGAGCCAGCCATGGCTAAGAGGCAACTTGGAATCGCGCGCAGCAGCGTGCGCCCGGAATGGAGAATGCGCACTCATCCGTGGCTTGACATGAACACGCTCAAGCCGAAGTACAGCGTGCAAGTTCGAGAGCCCGAGATCAAAACGTGGGCGCATGTCTACAACGGCGATACGAACAAGGTCTATTTCTTCGATTCCGCGGAAGAGGCGGCCTCATTCATCAAGGAATTACAAGGTGCCAACCATGCCGAATAACCAATGCTCCGCGTATCGCCCTGGACAACTGTGCCGCAATGGGTTCCCGCAGAACGCTGCGTGCCAGGGCACAACCTGTCATGCCTGCGGACGTCCTACGGACCGCGAACCCGCATGCTTGCGCGACGAGGTTCTGGCTCATCTGGTCAACGACGCAGGCCGGATGACGTTTGCTGATGCTATGCGAGGTGCCGACCATGACTGACAAGCTGACGGATCTGCTCGAGCAATCGTATCAGTTGACCTGCTACGTTGCGGCTGCCTTTTGCTCGCCGAGGGAACGACATCGCGACTGCGACGGGAATGTCTACTACATCCAGCCGACGACAGAGGATTGGTGGAACGGCCTGCGCGAAGATCTCGAATCACTTCAACCGAAGCTTCAGGCCGCACTCGCCGCCCCTGTGCAGCAGCCGAGCGACGAGGTGACGGACGACGTGCGCGTGCCGGCACGCGTCGTCGAGTTGCTGGGGATCATCAACCGGGATGGTGTAATCAAGCGAGCTTCCGAATTGCAGGAAGTGTATCGGCTCGTCGACGCCGCCCGCACCCAGGGGAGCAAATCGTGAGCGCGATTCTCGCCACTCGTGACGACATTCATTGGGAATACGAAGTCAATGATGATGATGAAGATCACCGATGACATGCTGACGGAGTCCCCTGTCGATGCACTCGCTCCTCGGGTTGAGTCGATCATTAAGGACACCATGAAGCGCTTTTCAGGTATTGGCAAAGCGTCTCTGGCTGCCTATTACGAAGAAGTTCACCAGTACCTCGCACCGCTCGCGCGCCAACTCGAACGCGAGAACGGCGAACTACGTGCCGACATCGATCGACTGACTGCGATAATCCGCGATCAGTTTGCCGCTCGCCGCACCATCCCCAACAGGGACGCGATCATCGAGGAATGCGCGAAGGTGTGCGACGAACAAGCCGATTTCTACGAGCGCCTTAACCCGAAATCCGGTCAGGGAAGCTACATGGGCAAGCTGGCAGTGAGTCGTCAACGCGACTGCGCGCGGTTGATCCGCGCCCTGAAGACCACTCCGACTAGCGATAACGGAACGTCGTAATGGGCTGTTCGATTAGCCCACTATTCCCCATGCTTCCCGCAGGCTCTTGAACTTCTCTTCGAGCTCACGAGCGAGCTGTTCGAGTTCGCTCATGTCTGCCGCCGATTTGCCAGAAAGCACATCTCGACACTTCTCCACGAAGGTGAAGTAAGCACACTCGTGCTCGACAAACGCCTTCTGAATCTCCGTTTGGTTTTCCATGATCCGGCTACCGTCGGGATGCGTCATGGCGCCCTCCAATGATTGATTTCAGGGAATCCTAGCATGACCGAACGCCCTATTCTTTTCAGCGCCCCGATGGTGCGCGCCATCCTCGACAACTGCGAGACTCAACGGAAGCGTTACCGAACCGTCGCATCATCTACCCGTCTTCGAGCCTCGTCTCTTCGGTACTCGATCGCCAGTTCGGACGTGATGGTCACGCCGGCCGGCAGCACACGAATCGGCGACTCGCGAAACAGCACCTCGCCGTCGCGCACGCGGACGATCGACATGCCGACCAGCACACGCGGGCCGAGCGCATCGCCCTCGCGCTCGATCGCCTCGATCTCAACGTCGTAGCCGCGGTACGTGAATCGCTCGAGCATAGCCGGCCTCAACCGTATCGCGCGAGCCACTCGACAGCGAACGAACGCGCCCGCTCGACGGCCGACTCTTCGGTTTCGTACGTCCCGAGATTCTTGAACGACGCTTCCGGGTTGTAGCCAATGTAGGTGAACGTCACCTGTGCGGCGAACTGACCGTCTTCAGTCGCGCGCGGCGTGCAGTCGACGTGATAGCCGCGAATCGTGAACAAATGCTGCATTTGAATGCGATCATGAAACGAACCGGGGCGATCGTAGCACTCCCGGATTTCATGAGTCTGACGGCGCAACGTGCGTGAGCGTCAGTGCTGGATTGAATTCACCGCAATCCACACTCGGGACGCTGTCTCGCCCGTCAAGACACGGGCAAAGGCAGCACCGCACGTCGAGCACTCGTAGTGCTCTTCTCGACATTCGCCTTGGAACACGCCGGCGCCGACCATCGCGAGATGTGTCGGCTTGACCGTCGACGGTTGCCCATGCAGTTCAGTGCACTCGGCGCACAGCTTGATCGTCTCAAGTTCCACGGCCACCTCATCAATTTTTGAAACAAAACTGAAAGGAATCGTAGCATGACCGAACGCCTGATGACGCCGGCCGACCTCGCGATCGTCACCGGCAAAAAGCGATACACGAAACAAGCTGACTGGTTCAAAGCGACGTTCGGAATCAACGTCGTCACAGCCGCAAACGGAGCCGTCATCATGACTTGGTCAACATTCGAATCACTCCAAGCAAAAAGGGCCGGCCTCGTCGGGCATTCCGAAACTTCTACTGTTGAACTCTGCTTTGACTGATGGCTACCAATCGCAAGAAAGCGAAGTATCCGCGCGTGTACGCCAAGCATGGCGCGTGGTATTGGAGCGAGCCCGTTTCAGGACAATGGATTCGCCTGTGCAAACTGACCGACGACGAAACAAGGCTTGTCGAGCGACTGGCGGAAGAGCGGAAAAAACGCGAACGTCCAGAAGGATCTGGAGATATGCGTCCACTGATCGATCAGTACGTGCGTGAGAGCAAACTACTGCACAAGGAAAAGGCGTGGCCGAAGTATGGAGATTACGCCGGCAATGGATTTCGCAAGGTCAACGTCGCAGACGTGAAGCCAACGCACGTCCATAACTGGCTCAAGGTGAAATACGCTGGAAAACTACATATGCAGCGGGTCATGCGCGCATTCCTGTCTGGCTTCTTTCAATGGTGCGTCGACAAGGGGAAGCGGGATACGAATCCGTGCAGAGAAGTCAAGCTGAAGAAACCGAAACCGCGGCAAACCTACATCACCGACGCGCATTTTTCTGCAATCCGGAACGCAATGCTTGAGACTACGTACAAGCTGAACTCGGGGACGGACAGCGAGAAAGAAGTGGTAGCTGACGTACCCACCGGGCCTATGATGCAGTGCATCATCGATCTCTGCTACCTCACTGCGCAGCGTTCGACCGAGATCCGGACCCTGAAATGGTCAGACGTGGATCGCGAGGCCGGGGTAATTCATTTCGTCCCGAGCAAAACGGCGGACTCGAGCGGTGTACGGGTCGATTTCAAGATCACGCCCGAGATCAACGAAGTCTTGTTGCGGATTCAGCAAATTGATGGCCGGCCGACAATCGGTGATATGCCAGTCGTCCACACCCGGAAGGGGAAGATGTACGCTGCGAACACGATCCTGAAAGCGTGGAAAACAGCTGCCAAACGCGCCAACCTGTCGCACTTTGGATACACGGTGAAGGACATCCGAGCCAAAGCGCTCACCGATGGCGAACGTGCCGGGTATGACGTGAAGGCGCTCCAAATCGCCGCCGCGCACACCGACGAGAAGATGACTGAAACATACATCAAAAAGCGCAATGTGCCGGTGGCAGACCTGCGTCTAAGACTGCCAAAATCTGCTTGATCGTGTCTAATAAATGCTCGGCTGTTACCCGCAAAGCCTCGTCGCTACGTGCTCATTTTTTGAGCAGAACATTAGACATAATCTGCCCTATGGCCTTTTCTGGCAAGGCTTACATAAATGTGCTAGCTGCTGATTTGGGATCAGAGGGTCGTAGGTTCGAATCCTATCGCTCCGACCAAAATTCCCGCAGTAATTCAGTGGTTTGCGGCGCGTCAACAGACGCGTCGCAAACCATCTCCAAATTCTAATCCCTGCGTCTCCAAATTCTCTCATCGGCGATACGCCTCTTGGGTGGCGGTCGCGCATAGATCGACGCCCGCTCACTGGTAACTATTAGCTCCACCAAACGGTGCGATTCAATTCGGCAGGGCTGGCATAAATCCAATTCGGTCGGGTATATTCGTCACATCTTTCGGGGGAGATGAATCGATGCCTGCCCAATGCTTCTTCACGCTCAATGGTCAACGCGTTTCCAATCTCACCTGCGCCGGCTTCGGTGGTGTGATGGCGTTCTCGGGCAATAAGCAGTTCGTCGACAAGCCCGATGCAACGGCCGTCGCCAACGCTGGACCGATCCCCAAGGGCCGCTATTACATCGTGAAGCGCGACACGGGCGGCCGACTCGGGCCAATTCGCGATCTCGCACTGGATCTGTGGTCAAACAGCGACAGCTCGACATGGTTCGCGCTTTACCGCGCCGACGCCAAAATCGATGACGAGACCTACGTGAACGGCGTTAAGCGCAGCGCATTTCGTCTGCACCCAAATGGTCGATGGGGGGTGAGCGACGGCTGCATCACGGTCACGACGCAGGTGCAGTTCGACCAGCTACGTGCGTATCTCATGAAACAGCCGACCGCGAAGATCCCCGGAACCGACATCGAGTATTACGGCACGGTGGACGTCCGATGAAAACGTTCGTGCGCCTCGCCATCGCGGCGGTTCTGACGCCCTTCATTTTCTTCGGGCTGTCGCGCATCGACCCACTCGCGCGCTGGGTGGGTAGTGATGAAGCGTGGAACCTGCTCGGCCCGCTGTTCCGCGTGTTCGGCGTGACTGGAATCGAAGGCGAAGAGAACGTATTGCTGGCCGTGCTGCTCGTCGCCAGCTTTCTCGTGGCTGCGCTCGTCGTGCTGCTCGCATCGAGGCTACGACACTCGCAAGCGTAGCGGTCACTTCGGCGCCGCGACCATGTCGCCCGCGGGATAGCGCTGCAACATCGCGCGCGCGGCTTCAGCATTCGACGTCGTGAGCCACGCTTCCCAATCGTCCGGCCGAAGTATGACGACTGACCGCTTTTCGTCGCCCGGCTATGCATCCGCGACATGATCGAATGGTCACCAGCATTGACCGTGATCATCGCCATCGTGTGTGCCTCCCCGCCGTCCTCACCCTTCAACGGGCGATATCTACGATCAGGGGCCAAGCTTGCGTCCGTGTCTCATCAACCGTCCGATCGGGATAGCGCCCAATCTTGATTCGCTCCTGCTTACGATTTGCCTTCCGATAGAGAATGAACGCCTTGATACCGCTCGGGCCGGCGCCGATCGCTAGACCGCTTAACTTCGTGTCGTAGCAATACCGCCGGCCCTTCTGTGGCATCGGCAACGCTTCGATCGCCGCTTTCGCAAAATTCCGGGCGTCCGTGCCCGCCCGCTGCTTTTTCCTCGCTATCGCTCGTCGTTGCTACCATTTTGCCAGGCCCGCCGCCGTGCGGCCCTTTTGGCCTCTGGCCGGAGCGCGGCTCATTGCCCTCTTCATCGCCAAGTTTCTGAGTCAGATCAATTTCCGTTGCAAGCAACGCGTCAACATGATCGAGGCGAGCACGAACGGAGGGTACGGCAATGAACTGGCATTGTTATGTCGCGCGCGAACTGGCCCATCTCGAGGTGGCAATCGGGGTCCTCGAGAAAGCGAGAAAGGAATTCGTCCATCATACGGCGGTATGCGATCCCGCATATTGGCGGCTCAGGCTCGATACGATCCGGGAGCGCCTCGACCAAGACCCGACGCTCGAACGCCAGATGAGCGAACTCCTCGCTCGCATCGATCGGCTCGAAGCGAGGAACCCGCGCAGAGAAAGCGCCGACTTCCTCGCTTGA